GAGGACGGAAAAAAAGAAGAAGATAAACTTCTTGAAGCTATTAACGGGAATACGAAAAAATGAATCCAATTTGGGCGTTCTTTTTTAAGGACAGATTTAGGAATCCATTCTCCATGTTTAAGATGAGCTTGGCTGAACTAATAGTTTTGTTGAGTATGTTTGGAGCATGTGGCTATGGTATATGGAAGGGAATTGATTGGCTTCTGGCGGCAGAAGGAGTTACGGAGACGCAGAGTGCGGTGATTGAAGAATCAGTGGCTCTCCCTGCTTCGCTTTGGCCTCCTAGGATTGCTAATCCTCCTTATTACTATGGGGTAGATAAGTGATTAAAGTTTGAGGAGAAAGAAGAGGGCTTTTTACAATAAAGGTCCTAAATACTTTGAGAAGAATGAGAAACTCAAAAAAAAGCTTAAGGCTTTTTTCATTAAGGAATCAAAAATTAAACACGGTAAAGGATTGAAGATATGAGACAAGAGAGATTAGAAAGACGATTATCAAAATTGCCCCCTAATAGTGGGCATGCTAGAACTTTAAGACGCCAGTTGATGAAGCAAGAAGCTAGGGGTATTATAACAACAACCCCAACAGTTGCAGCAGTGGTGCCTCCTCCCCCAACACCACCAAAAGCTCCTAAAAAGAAGCGTACTACTAAAAAGAAGTAGTCTACTTAAATATTTTTAGAGGAAGTTCAGTATTCTCGATAAAAGCGGCTCTATTTAGGTGCCAGGAGTCTCTACCTACTAATTCACCTCTGGAGTGATGGACAATATCCATATCAATAACTGTATTTACGTATCCTTTTAAAAAAGCAGTGGAGGTATAATGAAGATCATAGAAATCCCACTCCCCTGTAAAGTAATCAGGTTTATCTAACCCAATTTCTCTGATCATTTTGGCTTTTGCAGCTAAAAATAGACCATCTAATACTACTACATCGTCAGGAGGACCGTAGGATGTTAAGTATTCTTTGCCTTTAGGGTCAATGTGGGTGACTTTTCCTTTATGTAACCCCTTTTGCCACCTACCTTGTTCCCACCAAATAGCATCTTTGTCTAAAAAAGTGGTTCCTGCGGGACCAGCGAAGGCTACCATATCTCGATCTAGCGTATTTTTAACTTTTTCTATAAAAGTAGTGGGATTTTCTCTAATTTCTATATCATCATGACACATTATGATAATATCTTCTGGATTTGCATTATTTTTTTCAAATGCACCCTTATAAGCACGAAATAGAGACTGCGCTCCTGCTATTAAAGTAATTTTTATACCACACCTAGATAAAAAGGAGACTAGTTTATCCGTAGTTTCGCTAATATCTGTTCTAGAGCGGGTACATATTAAGGCGTAGATTTCCATATACTATAATAAAGGGAGACTTAGATTAATTGTATGAAAAAAGAAGATTTATTAGAAGAGTTTAAAAAATGTAGGGAAGATCCTATCTATTTTATTTCAGAATATATTAAAGTTACACACCCTGTTAGGGGGTTAGTCCCTTTTAAGCTTTATCCATTTCAACATCGTATAGTTGAAAATTTAGAGGAAAATAGATTTAATATCCTCAGAAAGTTTCGACAAGCAGGGTGTACCACAATCGCAGCCAGTTATGCGTTATGGGTAATAATTTTTCAAAAACATAAGCAAGTAGTTATCCTTTCCAAAGGAGATGTGGAAGCAACAGAGGTTCTAGATAGAATTAAACTCATGTATGACGAACTCCCTAAATTTCTTAAACCAGGAATTGTAGAGGATAATAAACATACCTTAAAGCTAGGAACTAATTCAACTATTAAATCCAGACCTTCTGGTAGGCAGTCAGGTAGATCATTAGCAGGCTCTCTTCTAATCATTGATGAGGCTGCTTTTATTGAAAACATTGATACCATTTGGGCTGCTGTTTATCCCATTATCTCCACGGGGGGTAGAGCCTTTGTTCTTTCTACCGTAAATGGTATTGGCAATTGGTATCATGATGTTTATCGAAAAGCCGTAGAAGGTACAAACTCATTTCATCCTATTGATATTCGGTGGCAAGAGCACCCAGAATATCAAAGACAAGAGGAAGGCTTTTCCTGGCTATATGAGGAAATGAAAGCTAACGATCTAGATGTAGATAAGTGGGAAAAGACTACTAAAGCTAATATGCCTATGAAACAATGGCTCCAGGAATATGAATGCTCTTTCCTTGGAACAGGTGATACTTATATTGCTGGGGACGTATTGAAAGAGATAGCTTCTCAAACCAGTGAAAAGTATCATATTAAATATAATAACAGAATGCGCGTATGGCAAGAACCTCAATCATTTTATAATTATATAATTGCGTGTGATACTGCTTTGGGACGCGATAGAGATTATTCAGCTTTTCATGTTATTAATATGTATAATGGGCAACAAGTAGCTGAGTTTTATTCCAATCGAACCCCAATAAATGAGTTTGCCAAGATTATTGCAGAGGAGGGAATGCTATATAATATAGCTCATGTTATTTGTGAGCGAAATACGATTGGAAATAACCTAATTGATTGGCTCTATAATATTTATGAATATGAAAATTTATGGTATGATGAGAGAGATGAGATAGGTTTTTTGGTAACTGCAAAAAACAGAGATACTATTTTAGCTGATCTGGAGGAAGCTATTAGAACTGATTTAATCAAAATTAACTCAACAAGAACATGTGACGAATTAATGACTTTTATTATAAAAAATCAAGGAAGGGCTGAAGCTGAAAAAGGGCATCATGATGATTTAATTATGAGCTTGGCTTTGGCTGTACACGGGTATAAAAATGTATTGGACACAACACCACTTGAACATATTTCTAAAATCCCCCACAAGGATGCACCTCCTATGCCTTCAAAAAATTGGAAGTTTAGGATGAAAACTGCTACAGGAGCTATGACTGAGGAAGACTTTCGATGGCTGATGAAATAAAAAACGAAAAACCTATTGAAGAGGGTTACACAACTTTTGGAGGAACCGCTAATAGAGCGGGGGGATTCTTTACACCTACTGGGCCTATAGGAAAATTTTTAGCTAAGTTTTTTGCTACGTCTACACAAGGCGAAGCTGTAAAACTTATGGACAAAGGACAGCCCACTCAATATGGTGGAGATACAATTGTTCAGACAGAAGTAATAAAAGATAAGGGTGATCATAGTCCTGCCGTTGGTGGAGTGACACGTAATCCTATTCTTCCTCAGATGGAGATGAATAGGAGACGCAGGTATAAAGAATACGAGGAGATGGATGAATATCCTGAAATTGGGGCAGCGTTTGATATTTATGCCGATGATTCTAGCCAGAGAGGTCCTAGAAATGAAAAATGGACTATTAGAACTGAGAGTGAGTTAGTAGTACAAGAAATTGAGGCTCTTTTTAAGAGAGTTAGACTTGATAGATTTTTATGGGATATTATTAGAAATACGGTTAAGTACGGAGATTGCTTTACTGAACTAATTTTAGATGTAAATAATCCAGACGAAGGAATTAAAAAGATCAAGATTCTTAATCCTAATTTTATTCTGCGGGTAGAGAATGAGTTTGGTTATTTGAAAAACTTTTTACAAGAAATTCCTAATGAAGACAACTTTAATTATGGCTCTCAGTATACCGTAGAAAAACCTCTTAAGTATATTAGACTCGATAAGAATCAAATTGTTCACTATAGGCTTCATACTTCCGATCCTATATTCTACCCTTATGGTAAATCCATAGCAGCCTTATGTCATAGAGTATTTCGTTCTCTAAAAATGATGGAAGACGCAATGATGATTTATCGTTTAACCCGTGCTCCCGAAAGAAGAATCTTCTATGTCGATACAGGGACTCTTCCTACAAGTAAGGCTGAGATGTATATTGAACGTCTCAAAGAGAAGTTTAAAAAAGAGAAATTTTATAACTCAAATCAGGGAACGGTAGATGCGAGATTTAATCCACTGAGTATGGATGAAGATTATTATGTTCCTAGTAAGAATGGAAAAGGAACTAAAATTGACACTCTTCCTGGAGCCACTAATTTAGGAGAAATTGAAGATGTTCGTTACTATAGAGACAAGTTATTAGCAGCCTTAAAAATTCCTAAAGATTATATTGTTGAAAAAGATCAGTCTCCAGAACGTAAGGCTAACCTTTCTCAATTAGATGTCAAATTTGCGCGAACTATTCATAGAGTACAAATTAATATTGAAGTTGGTTTAGAAAATATGGCAAAACGACATCTTCAATTAAAAGGATTTCCTCCTTCTTTAATTAAAAAATTGAGAATCCAACTACCAGAGCCTTCTGATATGTCTGCTAAACGAAAACTCGATCTTGATGAACAGAAAACTAGAGTTATTCAAGCCGTTCAAGGCTTAGGTTTATTCTCTAAAGAAGAGATCTATAAAGAATACTACGATATGACGGATGTAGAAATAGAGCGAATGAAGAAAGAAATGGAGGAAGATCAAAAAGAGCAGGCTGAACAGGAGCAAGCTATGGCACCTTTAGGGATGGGTGGGGCTCCTGGAGGGGCACCTCCTCCAGGTCCAGGGGGGGCTCCAGCCCCAGGTGCGGCTCCCCCACCAGGAGCGGCGGGCGGTCAAGAAAGCGCAGAAAATAAACCACCTACTAAGACTGAATCAACTCGCAACTTATCTAATCTAGATGATATCCTAGTTCTAGAAAATAAAGAAAAAGAAGTTATTTCTAGAATAATTCAAAAACAAGAAGAAAAAGTCGAAGAAGTTAGTAAATAGCTAACATATATAAACTTAGACAGTTAGTAACGGAGAAATATTATGTTTTCAAAATTGTTCGAAGATAGAGACAAAAAGATTTCCTATTTAGTAAAATTAGGAGATTGTATTGGTAGATCACTAAGGGAGAATGTTACTCTCTTTTCCATTGATAGTCAAAATAGTATCGTAACTTATTTAAGTGAAACTAATAAAGTAATTAGTGGAGAGTACGAAATTGGAAAGGATGTAGTTTTACATAAAGTAGATGTCAAAGATTCGTCTATTTTTGAAGATAACGAAATTTTTGATTCCTTTGTGTCGGACAAACTACACTCTTTTGTAGAAAATATTCATTTTAATGAGTATTCGTCTGCGGATAACTCTTTTTCTGATATCCTCTCACTATGGGAAAATAGAGTTAAGCTAGATTCCTTGCAAAAGAAACTGTACCAGAAACACCAACGACTTAGCTCTGTTGAAAAGATTATTGAATCCTCAGAGTTTCAAAATCTACTAGAGGTCACACCTCAGTTAGTTAATTTTCTTAAGGAAAATAATGAAAAGATTTGTGCTGTCCCTGAAATTAGGAATGCAGTTAATTTGTCTAACACTGTTTCTACAGCATTTAATTTCCCTAAATTAACGTATGATGAGTTGACTGAGAATCAAACATACATCCTCAAAGATGGTATAACTGAGTCTATCTATGAAATGATTTGTAGACAGGAATTAGTAAAAAAAGAGTTGATCGAATCTAAAAAAGAGTTTGAGCTTATCTGGGCAACTAACTCTACTGTTAGAAAATTAGCGAGCATGATTTTTGAGGATACAGAGAAAATAGTAGATACCTTCTGTGAAGTTCTTCAAGATGTTCCCTTTATTGCATTAGCGTCTAAAAAGACTTTGTTTAATACATTTAACAATTGTTTAGCTCAGGCAGACGGTATTGGGGTAGCGGAAAAGGATGTCCAGCAATTTGCGTCCACGATCTTTGAGATGAAAAAAGATGTGAAGCAAATGTTTATTGAATCCATGAATGAAAAATATGGAGTGAATATTCAAAATTTACAAGAGCCTGTATCTTTCAAAAGTCTAATAAATACTCAAATTGTTATTTTGGAAGCCCTCTCTAGACTTTCCCCTAAAGGAAGTGTTTTAAAACAAGTTCTATCCGAGACTGCTCAATCTTTTAAGACTAAATCAGGGGTAGAAGGTATTGATATAAATGAATATTTTAAAGAAGTATTCAGCGAAGCTGGTTATGACGATATTCTAGAAATCACTCAAACTTTTCAAGAACCTTTAACACGATTGAGCGATATTGTTTCTGAGGACGCAGAGTTGTCAGAAGTTAAAACGGCTCTCAAAAAAGAGAAGGCTAAAATTGTAGCGACTAAAGATCAAGAATATCCTTCTGATGAGAATGTGAATACAAAAAAATTGATCGCCAAAGAAGATGAAGATGAGGATTCTGAAGAAGAGAAAGCCGAGCCTAAGGAAGCTCCCAAGGAGGAAGAGGCTCCTGAGGAAGAAGGGGGAGAGGGAGATGAGGAAAAATCAAAAGCTCCTACTTCTCAAAAAGAGGCAAATAAAGAACTTTCTGATTTAGAAAGTTTAGTACAAGAGCTTGCCGATGAGCTAGGTGGAAAAGAAATGAAGGATGAAAAATGAGACAACAATTTAAACCTTATACCAAAGTTGCGTTGTTACACGATATAGGAGTTAGCGCAATTCCGTTAACAGATAGCTCTAATGGATTACTAGAATGTAATTTTGTTTCAGTAACAGCATCGTCAAGAAATAATAATCTAGATAGTGGAAATTTCTTTGTAGTTGCTGCTTCTAGTATTGCTTCGGTGGGTAAGACAGAAAATTCTATTTATCCAGCCGCAGCAATGCTTCTGAATAGCAGTGCTCTTACGAGCGGCGTACCAGGAGGTGTTGCAAGTACGGAAAAAGGAGTTGTTGAGCTTCTTCTACCTGATACTGATCGAGTTAGTACAATTTATGTTTCCCAACATAAAGCTCAACAAACTTTTTTCATGATTAACTATGGACAAGTATTTACAGGAAATGCACTACGAGATTATCAACGTCCTAAAGGAAATTAAATGTCTAGAATTAGTTTTTCTCCTTATGGGCAAATAACTCCCTATATTGGAGAATCTAAATCCAGTGGAAGAAGAAAGCCATCTCCCAGAAATGCTTCCGTAAGCTTTCGGGCAAGTGCGGGAAATGTAGCTATAACATTTTATTTAAAAGGTGCATTAGCAGGAGCTAAAGGAAATTCCTATAGACTAATGTTTAATAGGATCAGTGGGGGAGCTACTCCACGATGGGGAATACGAATTTATGATCTGGAGTGTAATATTTATTTGACTACAACTTTGACCCTGGCTACTGCTATGAGTGGGCTTCCTTCTGATATTGCAGGGGGAGGTTTAGGTGGTGTATTGCAAGCAAGAGTTTCTGAGTCAGTAAATGAAGCTTTCACCGCTGCTACCTGTGCTGGTTCTATTAGGTTTAGTGGAGGTGTGTAGTGGTTGAACAACTTCCTGTATACGTCTCAACAGACCCCGATAGTGGAGATCCTTCAGCTATAGCTCAATTTTCCGTAGCTGATGGAGATGTAACTCCTAGTACTATTTTTCCAACTCCTGTGCGGAGTGCTATTCAAGAAGTTGTAGATTCTTCAGCTAAATGGGATGAAGGAGGAGCAGCCTCGGTTCCTGGATCTATTTCTGGATTGTGGCAAGGAGCTTCTTTATATGCTCAAGGGGCCTCTGCAAATATAGGGGCGACATCAGCTATTTCAACAGTGTCGGGTAACATTGCTACTAATGCAACTAATATAGCAACCCTTGATACGAGTGTGGGTGCCCTAAATTTATTCCCTGGGCTTGCTGAGGCTAGTGCTGCTACTTTAAATACAAGTGCTGTAGCCTTGAATTTATTCCCTGGGCTTGCTGAGGCTAGTGCTGCTACTTTAAATACAAGTGCTGTAGCCTTGAATTTATTCCCTGGTGCTGCGGAGGCTAGTGCTGCTACTTTAAATACGAATATTGGTACTAATACCACTAATATTACTGCTAACGATACTGATATAGCTGCTAATACAGCAAGTATAGGGGTTAACTCTGATAATGTAGGGGTTATGGGAGGAACATCAGCAATCTTGGATCTGCCGCTTGCTGGGAATGTGCTTACTGTATCAGGTCTAGTACTAACTGAAGGCGCGGGCGGCAATATTGATATGGGGGATAGGTCAATTAAAAATTGTACCCAACTTTCGGCTACTAGAATAAAAACAGATCTTACTGATGAATTATCTATTCTAGGAAATACAGCAGACTCGTATCCTCTATTGAAGGGATACGGGGACTACGGTTTGGATGTATCTGCTGCTGAAGTGAGTGGAGGAATTCTCCTACCTGTTATTTTTAATAATGAACCTTCTTCTGTTTATGTATCTGGATTCGGGCCTGGAGACGATAAAACTAAGGCGAACATTACAGGTAATAATATATTTCTGTATGATTATGTTAATACAAGATTTATTATGACCAAATTGCCGATTGTTCCTAAAAATTCGGGCGGGGAGCCACTAGAGGCTCCTACTGTAGTAACAACGGATAGTAATATAACGCGAGTTGAATTTGAAGCTGATCTAAGTTCTGCTAAAAATAAAACTTCTACTTTTGATGGAAATACAAATATAGGAAGTGATTTAGGAGTAAGTGGAGATACTTACATGACGGGAGATCTTACGGTAACTGGAACTCCTACGCTAAATAAAACTCTTGTTGTCTCTTCTCAAAATTCAGTAGCTACTATGACAGGAGCATTACCTACTATAGATTCACTAAGTTGCCCCTCTCCTCCTGGAGCTTTCTGCTTCTTAAGTGCTGTAGGAGATGGGACAGCAGGAACTTCTGAAATTAGTTTTGGGGCGGGGACTGCGGTTCAGGGAGTTTCCTCTGTCGGTCGGGGCGGTGAAGATGGATATTATTTATGGAATAATGAAGATTCTGAACTAGCTGTTAGCGCAGATGGGGTATATAAAGTGGAATTTGTTGGGGTTACAGAGGTGGGTGCTGCCATAACTATTACTGTGTCCTTTTATACAGGCTCAACCCTAGTTCACAGGTTTGATATTAGAGTACATAGTGTAACTGATCCTCACAATCTTGTAGGAACTTGGGTGGGTTTTGCAAGGACAACTGAACCCTTATCTGTAACCATCAATTCGGGATCGGGGGACAATGCTCAATTAATGCAAGGTTCTACAGTATTCGTACAAAGGTTAGCTTAATGACAGAAAAGAAAACAATTATAAATAAAGATACTCTACTGCCATTAGGTTTGGTAATAATTATCTGTACAGGACTTTTATGGATTAGTAATGAGCTAAACTCTATAAATTATAAGTTAGAGACGTTAACAGATAAATTACAAGATCAATGGACGAGACGAGATATGGAGAACTGGGGTTTAAAGCTAAAATTAGCTAACCCAGCAATAGTTATACCTGAGGTAGAACAATGACAATAAAAAAATGGAAATGGCCCGTTGTGGCCCACTGCTGAAAAGGTGCGTAGCTACGTGCTAGTTTAGCATGTGATTTTTGGAGCGGCTGAGGAGATTTGAACTCCCGACATCGACCTTGGCAAGGTCGCGCTCTACCACTGAGCTACAGCCGCTTCTGAAAGGATGTGTCTTTACATGCTAGTCTAGCATGTGATTTTGTTTAGCTGCTCTAAGGATACGCCACATATAGTTTTCTCTAAAAGTATTAATTGTGGTACTTATATTTCCGAGCTTTGTAAGCATGTCCTCATTTAGTTGAGGATGATCTATAACAAATTTTAACTCTTCTATAAGAGTTAGGAGAGTTTTTTTATCGGCTTCGGATAATGCAGAAGCTTTTTTTCTTATATCATGTGATGTTCTCATATTATTTTTGTCTCATGTCCTTCTTTTTTATAGTGACGTTGGCGAGCTAAGGAGTGATCTCTAAGATATTTTTCTTTATCTAGAAAATCATAGACATACACTCTGTCCTTGGAATCGTGTCGCCTAAGGGCTCGTCCTAATGCCTGAAGTGTTGCTATCTCGGATTTCATCCCTCTTGCGTTAATGAAATGTGTGATTTCTTCGATGTTGATCCCTGTTTGCAAGATTTTAGTGCCAATGAGGATGCGAGCCGATCTAGATCCTCTGAATCTAGATATAGCCTTATACCTGTCTCCGATGGAGTTAGCTCCTTCAAGAAACTCGCATGATTCTCCAAGTAAGTTTTCCAGGGCTCTTCCATGATCAAGTGATTTGGTAAGTATAAGTATACGGGCTCGCTTAAATCGTTTTCTGATGTCATCTGTAATCTCTCTAATTACTTTGTTTCGTAAATCATTATTTACGATATATTCATCATATACCTCTGGGTAGGGCATATCTTCATCCACACCACTAGCTGTATATGATCGTTCAACCAATTGTATTATAGGTTTAGTCAGCTTTCCAGAATCAATTAAATCTGCGGTGCTCACTATTTCCCATACAGGACCAAATGCGCCCTCTAGGTTATATTTAGGTATCTTATCAGAAGGAGGTGTAGCTGTAAATCCAATACGATATTCTGCGTTTGGAAATGAGTTTATGGCAGCAAGTGTAGTTTTTCCATTTGCAAACTCATGGCATTCGTCAACCATTAATACTTTTGTTTTTTGGAGGTGTGTATCAAGGATCCGCTCAATGCTTTGGACAGTACACAACATAATGTCACCGTCAATATAGCCCTCCCCAAAGCATATCCCAATATTATCCAAGCGACAGTCTTTAGTAAAAAAATCATAAGTTTGTTTTAGTAATTGTTTAGCATTAAATAAAATTACCATTTTTTGCCCAGCAAGAGCTTTAACTAATCCAGCCATGATGAGAGTCTTTCCTGAACCTGTAGGGGACTTAATAATCCCTCGTTTACGATTGATTCCCTTTAGGATCAGTTCTTCTTGATAATCGTAATATTTAAAATCTTGAATCTGCCAGTTATTTGCGGTGTGGATGGGAAAGATGGGCATATGCACAAGTTCAGGAGTGCATTCAATTTTGTTTAAATCCTTAACTACCCTATCTAATAATCCTGTTTTAAAAACTCCTACTCTAGATATAAAGTGACGTTTTCCATCCCAATTCCTGCGTTTGTAAGCTAGTGAATATTCCGATCCAGGAATCTTAAAGGAGTACAATTCATATAGAGCCTCTAAAATCTTTGGATTATCTGTTTGAATCTTAGAATTTATTATATTTATATGAATTTTCATTACACTATTATAGTATACAAACCAAAATAATGGAGGTTATTTTATGTTAGAACCCACCCCTAGTCAAGTAGATGCAAAACAACAAATCGTTGATGAGATATTGACAGATTTACCTTCTCAAGCTGCGGTTGAAGTAAATCTACCGTCTGAGAATAAGGTATATACCTTAGAAGATCCTTCTTCTCCAGTTACTCTTCGACCTATGACATTTGAAGATGAAAAAAATATTTTAGGAACTAATAAAAATCAAGATCCTGTTAATATAATTCTTCAACAGTGTACCACAAATATAAATATTTCACAATTATTGACGATAGATAAATTGTATTTGTTAATGAAATTAAGAGAAATATCCTATGGAGACGATTACAATGTTCTCTTGCTCTGTACTCATTGTAGAGCCGAAAATCCAACAGTCATTAAGCTATCTCAATTAAAAATTATCCCAGTTCCTGAAGATTTCACGGATCCTGTAACTATTACACTTCCCTCTATAAATAAGGAAGCTAAAGTTTCGTTGCCACGGGTAAAAGATGAAAAATTATTTGCCGATCCTAAAGAAGCATATTCTCAATTATGGAGATTTGTAGTAGAAATTGATGGGCATAGAGACAAAACGGTTGTAGGGGAAGTTTTAAAGAAACTTCCAATTAAAGATACAAGAGTCATTCTAAACGCTATGAAAACAAATTTTGGGATAGAAACTAGAATTAAATTCGCATGCAATACTTGTAAGGAGGCCTCCGTAGTTGATCTACCCATTGATGCAAATTTTTTCGACGCGAGCTAGAAGAGACAATTGATATTGATTCTCTTCTATTAGAAGCCTATATATTAGTGAATAGGGGAAGATTCTCATACCTAGATGTACGAGGTATGACAAGAACAGAAAGGAGTACATTCCTTAACCTCTTACGGGAAGACCAGGAGCGACAAGAAAATGCAATTAAACGGATTTGATATAGTTGATCGACACAATAGACCCACAGTTATCCAGAGGGTGGCTCTTAGGGCATTTTTTATTAATGATGGTGAATATTACGACCCTTATGATATTAGTGGAGTAACAGTATTTAAGAAAGCTGATAATACATCCCCCGATAGCGTACTGGATAATAATTTAATTAAGACAGATATAGATTCTAGTCTTATTGTAGCTCAGTTTGGAGTTTCTAGTCACCCTACTCCTGGGGGATCACTAAATCCTACAAATTATAGTCCTATAGATGTAAGTTCTTTAAGTGGAGTTTATCGAGTTAAACAGGGAGAATTTGTATGTGTCTTAGATGGAACGCAGGAGCAGCGGGGACTTTATTCGTATAATGGCTCAAACATTCACATTATAAATTCAGCCTCGACAGTAAATGATTATATTGATATTTGGACTGTAAAATTTAACGAAGGATCTGATTATCAAGCTTTAATTAATGATTTTCATTTATATAATGATACGTTCTTTACTATAACTCAACCGTTAATATTTACCTCCCGTAACCGTTTAGTTAATAAACATCTCACTTTAAGTTCAATTGAAAATCTAAAAATTACAACTGAAATTACGGTAGCAAATAAGGATGTAGATCAGAGTATTAAAAATATATTTAAAGATTCAGCCATTACAAGCGCAATGGTTGAAGTGCAAAAAGTAAATGAGGGGTCCGTAGCTTTGCCTGCTCATGTTACGGTGGTTAGCTACGAGGATACTAGGGCAACTGTGGATATTACTTCTGATAATACTATTTTGTGGAGATTTGATACCACTACCTTAGCCACTCATCCTAATGTAGCTAGTTTTGGAGGTATTGTGGGGACTTATAGGGTTACAGCTAAATATAACTTGTTAAATGAAACCGTAATTACAGTTCCCTATTACTTCACTATAAACTAGATCTCATTTTATATTCAAAATCGTATAACTTACTATTTTTAGTAATGTGAGAGTCTAAATCAAAGTTAGCAATATGGGCTGAATTCCAATCTTTGTGCCCAGAAGGAGGAAAGCAAACTTCAAAGGTGTCCATCCTTCTCTCTTTTCTTAGTCTGTCAAATTTGTTAATTCCTCGTTGCCCTGCTTCGTCGTTGTCAAACCCCATGATGATTCTTCCCTTGAACGTAGACAGCATCTCAGCCTGTGTGGGGCTGATTGAGGAGCCTATGGTACATGTAGCGTTCACACCCCTCAAGTGCAGCGAGAGAGCGTCTAGAGGCCCCTCACAGACAACTAGGAGATCGCCCTCTTCATCGTAGGGATATAGGATATCTGAGGGCTTTGGAGCTATCTCTGTAGAGGGGTTGAGGTACTTAGGTCTAGCATCTAATAGTGTTCTACCCTGGTAGTAATAAACTACCCCATCTTTACGAAAAGGGATAATTATCCTGTTGTGAAACTTCCCATGCATACACAGGTAGAAAGGTTCTTTTTCTTCTGAGGTTTCATCAAATAGCTTTCTCCCAAATAAAAAGCTCCAAGCTAAAAGGACATTCTTATCTTCGCTATAAGCTGACGATATAGAGATAGGTTTGAGTTTTGATGTATCTAGCTCAGTGTATTCTTGTGTGGGTCTGTCTAATTCGGGAATCTCCTCTCCAAGAAATTCGAAGTTTTTAATCAATAAGTCCCGTTGCGCCCTAAAATAAGGAACATTCTCCACATGAGCGTAGAAGCTGGTGAAATTGCCTGTACGCCCTGTTTTAAAGCACTGCCACAGACCACTATCTATATTGATGCTCATATGCCGTTTCCAGTCCTTCTCGACAAATATGGACTCAAGAATGAATTCGCGGCCATTTGCAGAGAGTTTGCCTACATCGCTGAACTTTTCAGTAATATAGTCTCTAATAAACTGAGGTGATAATATGTACATAAAAACAATTTCCGAATCAAAATTCCAGACTTTTAAACAATGTCAGCTAAAGTACCGTTATAGGTATGTTGAGAGGCTACCTGAGCCCAAAGAGGCCAATACCGAAGCTTTGCATTTTGGATCATATATCCACAAAGTTCTTGAAGATGGCGTAAAAGCCACCACAAAGGACGAATTAGTGCAGATTGCTGAGGATGTGAAGGGTTCATACAAGGTATCAAAGAAGTACACAGGCAAAGATTTAACGTGTATTGAGAATTTTCTTAAATTTAACGCAAAGTTAGGAGAAACGGTCGCAACTGAATTAGTCTTCCAAGTTCCCGTAAAAGATGATATTACTCTTAATGGTATAATTGACCGAGTTATCAAGGGAAAAGACGGTGGCTACCTAATTATTGATTATAAGACTTCAAAGCGTCAAAAGAGTAAAGTGGAGCTTTACCAGGATACTCAACTAAAGGGGTATACTTACGCTATCAGTAAAATGTATGAGACACCCATCTCCAACATCGTTGCTGCTCATTATTATCCTCTTACGAATACCTTCGTTTTTGTTCAATATTCCATTCCTCAAATAAATGCTCATCTAAGAAAGATTGTGGATGAGGTCTGGAAGATTCGTAAAAAGAAGAAGGATGAGATGAAGCCTAGCAGAAATGATTTCTGCAACTGGTGTGCTTATAAAGATGCTTGTCCTGAATTCTGCACCTTACATGAAGTGAATAAAAAGATTGAAGAATTAAAGGCTACTTCTTCTTCAAACGCCCGTAAATAAACGGAGAGTAGATATCAATCTCAATAGTGTTGAAGAAGTTAATTACTTGCTCCTCCGAGTACTTACACTTCTTAGTTAGATAATTATACAACATTTCAATTTTTAGAGGTTTTTGTTTATTTAAGGCTGCGAGAAGTCTTAATTGAAAATGCTTTATAAATTTTTCAGAGTATTTATGTCTCCATTTTTCTACAAATGAATAACTTAATGTTTCATTTAATAGATCTAAAAAATCAATTATATCTATATCAAGATTTTCACTTTGCATTGTTTGTTTTATACTTCAAGAATAATATATAATATACGCCATGTCTAGATTTTCACCAATAGTTTCGAATTTTTTAAAAAAAATTGGGGCAGACCCCCGTACTAGGGTTTCTATAGTTACAGTGGGGAGTTGTTACCCTGGAGATGTACTATTTTTTAGATACCAATTGGGGGAAGGTGTGGGAAGTCGCGCAGCTAGGGTATTTCTTCTAGTAAAACCTGTATTTAGGAATGCACGTACAGGAAATAAACTAATGACAGGCTTTACATTACCTGTAGATGCTAATTTTAATCTCGATTCTCTTGAGGTTCTATATAAATTAGGAGAATTAAAACAAGACCAGGGGTTAGATGTATATGAAGATTTGGAAAATATTGAAGGTGAAAGTGATCCAGTAGACGAGATGGCAGATATAGTAATACCTGAGGATAGTTATAGAACGTATATAGTAAGTCGTGTTTGGGGTCCTCTTAGAAAGATTAGTAGACTTGAAGAATAAGAAATATTAAATGGTAAATCCCTTAGTAGCATTAGGAGCCTTAGAAAAGGGCATGGGAGGTCTCGCCAAAGGTGTAGACAAACTAACACAGGCTGTGGAGGGAGCATTCAATAAGAGTATAGGATTCGGAGATAGAGCACAAAAAGCTTCCTTAGAATTGGGCATGACGTATACTACTGCCCAGGCAAAATTCTCATCATCTGTAGAAGGCTTACGGGGTGATTTAAGCACAAAAATGATGGGAGCTTTCATGGCTTTGGAAGCTGGCCTTCATGGAAATACAGCGGGAGTAACTAAACTCATTAATCAGCAAATGTTGACGGGGACAGCTTTCGCTAAGACTGCTCCCACTTTTGCTGCATTACACAAGGTATTAGGCTTATCAGAAGAAGCAACAAATAGTTTAGCTGTAAACCTACTGGAGGTGAATGATACATATAATATTAGTACTGAAGTACTAGTAAATTCTTTGAATAATTTATCTAAGTCGTTCCCAGCTATGCGATTAATGGGGATGGGACAACAAGTAACTGAGGCTATGGTTAAGTTACAGGGTGAATTAGGCACCGCTATGGCAGGACCCCTTGAGGCTGTCATGGGTTCCATTATGGATACTAGCATAGAAGGGTTTCAAAAATTAACTATGCTAGGTATAGGTGGTGTAAGAGAACAATTAGCTGCTGCCACTACTACTGCTCAAGCGGTAGAGATACTAAGAGATGCGTTTACGACTGCGGGAGTTAAAATAGAAAATTTCACAGCAGGATCAGATAAATTTGCATTAATGGTTGGAGTAGCTGAACGTATGTTTGGGCAACATAATCTACATTTTCCTGCCTTAGCTGAAGCTCTTGAAAATAGTATAGAAAAAGATGCAACAACTAAAGTTGATTTTGCTAGAACAATGGAGACATTAAGGGCTGAAGTATGGACTCCACTATATGAGGTTATCAGTTTTAAGTTATTCCCAACTGTTTTAGATGTGACTGAAACGTTTTCTCAATTAGGTCAGGCGATAACTAAAACAATGGGTGATTTTATAGATAAACGTATTCCTGAAATAGAGGTGAGTATGAGGGGAATAGTAATATTTATTATGGAGACGCTGGTAACAGTTTTTGATATGGCTCAAAATTTCTGGGTTTCGTTTAAAGGAATATGGGAATCCGTAATTCCAACTCTCAAGTTTTTAGTAACCACATCAGCATTATTGGCTGATGTATTTTCTAGACTAGTACTTATTGCAACAGCAGGTAGTAGAGGCAAACTAGGATTAGTAAAAGGTATATGGAAACAAATCACAGGAGGAGGAACTATAGCAGATGAAGTGGGGGCAGCGATGGAGGCGAGTCAGAGGGATTTATTAGCTGCATTTACTACGAGAGGAATGATAGGAGAGCTTCTAGGAGTAGGAGAAGAGGGAAGTTGGGCAAAGACCTTTATTATCCCAACTCTAGAGGCTTTTAAGGAAGGACTTGCGTTAGAGAGAGAGGGACTGGAGGTAATGCGAGATATTGCGGGGGACACACGAACACTGGTGAGGGAAAGTGCTTCAGATAGGGTAAGAGCCGAAGCAGAAGATTTAGCTAGACACGCAGAGTTTTTCTTAGGTCTTCCAGGCGCAGGCTCAGGTGAGTCGGACAGGCTCTCAGAGTACCAGATAGATATCTTACAAAGCATAGATACTAGCCTAGAGCATATGAGAATGGTGCCCTCCACCGGAAATCCATACTAATTGGAGGATAACTTATGGCAAATATGAGAATTATAGATAGAGCACTTCCTGAACGTACTAAGTTAATGTTTTATTTCCCTAGTCCCATCCCAGACGAGGATTATTATATTGTAGAACTTCCATTTTTTGAAAATGTAAGCATTAGGGAAAGAAAAAGAGCACGCTATCAAAAATATTCTACGATAGCAAGATCTAGTAATCTTTATGCTTATTTAGGAGCAGATTCTAGACAATTTGATTTATCTTTTTTTCTTACTCTTCCTCATATAGAAGATGAACATTCTGAATTAACTAAAAGTTCCTTTATGAAGCTGGGAATTAATGATAGAGACCATAAGAATAGGATGCGCTTCAAATCTCCTGAACATACGGGGGAAGTAGGAGTCGAGGGTGGTATTTCTAATCCTTCAGTTAAAATAGCTTATCAATATTTAGATTTAGAAAATGTAGAAAGTACAGCTAAACAAGTATTACAATTTCATCCCTATTTAAAACTAAGGGATAAAGCCTATATTAAGAAGACTTACTTAGGAGAGACTCCTGGGGAGGCCCTGGACCTCGAAGACCTGCCGCCGGGGACCGTCCTGCGCGGGTTCGAGACCATGGCGACCGTTCCCGATAAGAAGAAACTAGAGCTTATTCGTAGATATAGTACTATTGATCTAATTATTTACTGGGTAAATATCATAAGAACTAGTGTTGTAAATAATGCTACTAATCCTATATATGGTCCTCCTATAATAAGATTGATACATGGTATAATGTATCAAGATGTTCCCTGTCTAGCTCAAGATTACAGTATAGAGTGGGAAGAAGCAGTAGGATATGATTTACAAACCTTACTGCCTAGACGAATAAAAGTTAATATGAAATTAGAAGAATTAAGAGCAGGAAATTTTCAAGAATTTAAAGAGCCTAATAATCTAATTGTATCTAGAGATAATCTAGCTGGGTGGGAATCGGTTGTTACACAAAAACATCAATCAATGGATCCTGGTTATTTATCTGAACTTACAGGGGGCAGAGGGATGGGTGTACTATGACATCTTTAGGAGAAAATAGAGGACCTTATGAACTTGGTTATAAACTTGTTAATCATAGAAATGCAAAAATTAGTACTATAGTAAATACTCCCTATTTTGATAATTATATTATAAATATGAGTAGGAATACGAATTATGAGGTAGGTTATATTCCTCAGGGGTATCAGCATAGACCTGATCTTATTTCTACTTTATTCTATGGAACTCCTAAAAATTGGTGGTTATTAATGCTTGTAAATAATATTACAGATCCTTTTGAGGGATTCAAAGTAAACGAACAGATACTAATTCCAGTATAAAGTAAAAAATGTCACCCGCTACCCGTAATGAAATTCCCAGTGCATCTATTATTATTAGTTGGAAAAGGAATGTAATTGAACAAATTTTAAAAAAAGCAGGCCAGGGGTCTAACTTATTAAGTCCTGTAGGGGAAGGGGGGGTCGCACTTTTAACTAGTGATGATAAAGAATTCTTATTATTTGACAACACTTCTAACCCCAATTTAATAAATTTTGAGCATACTTTTGGAGTAAATGCAGGGGATCAGACGATGACTCTATCTTTTATTGATCCTTTTAATGAGTTTGAGTCTCGTTTTGTTAATACTGATTTAGAAAGTGCGGTAGGAGGGTCATTTCCTAGTATTCATACTCCTCCCCCTCCTGAGGGTAGGGCCTTAACTACCGAACAAGCAGCAGAATTTCAGCGAAGATTTACCACCGCCTTTGGAAATAAACATTTTTATATTGCATATGGATTAGGAACTAATACTGATGTATGGGCTGGTCCTCATTCCATGATGATGTCTAATGCAACCATAGAAATAAAAGGTTCTAGAAAGATAACACTAGAATTTCAGCCTGTACTTCATACTATATCCCCTCTTGCCCGACGCGGACCTAGAGGAGAAGTTGTAAATATAAATTTAGGGGGATTAAATTCATATTGTCGTGGAGAATCGGATAAGTTTAATTTTGCAGGTTTAACTACACTAGAACATTCAGGTAGTTTTGAGACACGTTTACTATTTATGGACCTTCCTTCTCTAGCTGGAGGGGGGAGGCCCACGGGGGAACCAATATATGGCGCTCAGAAGCCTAAAAATCCAAGGTTTGAGGAGGAAAGTCGAGTTATGTTAAAAGATGAAGTAGCAGACTTTGCCGAGAATAACCCAGCTAAAGAAACTCACCCCGACGAATTAGGCGAACAGGTATTTATAGAACAAAGAACTAAGTATGGTAATCTTCTGACTGGGTTGTTAGGGGAATCGGGCGTGAAATTTATTGAGAAAATAGATCTCCATTTAATAGTTACTGATATTCTTAAAGATTATATTTCTAAAGCTACGCAATCAAAAAATGTAATAGTTCTTTTACCTGATTTAAATTATGTATGTTCCTATGTTATAAAGAAAATTATCAAAGAGATTGAAGCTAAAAACATAGCATCATCTTTGGAGGAACTTTGGCGTTCTCTCAGGGATTCGGACATATCTAAGCCCGAATTAATACATATAATTAAAACACAAGCTATTTTAGAAGATTTATTAAATACGTTAGGACTTCGCTTGGTATTAGATGATGGTATGACGGATGAGCGGCACTGCGGTCGGTTCGGCGCTGGTGCTGGTGCTGGGGATCTTACGGGTTCTACGGAGAGACAACCACACCAGCCACGAATTCACCGTAACTTACAAAGGTGGATGAGTGGGGGAGGCGAGGGATATACGACAGAGCCCTCCGAGCATGGGGAACGTGACGCGCAGCAACTCCTGATGTACTGGGTAGATAGCGTATATAAGGCTTTCCGTATGAATTCGGTGAGAGGAGGACTACCAGACCATGAAGAGGCAATTTATGGGGTTTATAGTTTGATCCAAAAAATGTGTAAAGGTTTCTATCCATTAAGGCAACCTCTCCTAATAACTGAAACTAATGTAAAATTCTCAAAATATTGGAAAGCTATTGAATTGAATATGTGGAATAAAGAGAATCTAGCAAGTCCTATTCGTAGAGCTTCTAGATTTTTTGGAGGAAGACACACTTTTGATCCAAATGAGCCTACCATAATTTTTGGAGATCCTTATTTAATTTCTAATTTTCTTTATGGGGAGGGAGATTTTGATTTAATATCCAAAAACTTAGCGGATTTGGTGGAAAAAGAAAAAATAGCAAAATACGTAGATCGAGAACTAGATTACCTAGAGGTGGATATACAACGATCTATGGCAGAACTTGAGGTAGGGTGGGCTCCTGATCCCTCACCTGATGAGGAGCCTGCCAGCCTGAGCCCTCTTTCTGAGTCGCAGAGAGCCGAAACGGAAGCACACCTATTAGAATCTCGCGCTCAGATAAATAGGTTGGCTCCTTTATCTTTACAGAACTTAAAAATAGGACAACAAAATCTCGTTCCTTTACATCCTGTAGAAAGAGTAATTTTTACCCAAGGCTATGGGAAGTATATACGTAGTTTAGTGAGTCCCCCAATTGAGAATACTTATGGACCGTTTGGACATACTAGTTATTGGTCTAAGAGCGAAGCAGAACAGCAACTAGAAGGGGGTGGTACTGCAAGTGAAGATGTAACGGAGTCTCTTGTTGAAGAGTTTCGAGATTCTTGGATAAAAAGAAATGTTCCTATTTTTCGATTTAATGTAGAAAATCCAAATGTATCAGATTTAAAATATAAATTTGGAAGTATTTATTTTGTTCAATTACAACTTATGTTTCATAATGTTGTACGACTCCGAGGAGCAGCAATAACGACAGGATTATCCGAGGATTCTTCTAGATGGGGTTTTGTTTTTGGGAGTGGTGCTGATGTACTTAATTATCTAATAAGGACTAATTGGGGAGAAAAAGTTATAGGTGATAGGACACACTCCTGGGCAGATGTCGAGAACGATATAATAGCTAAATTAGATCCAGGTTATAGCCGTGGTCGCTTGATAGGAACCGAACTACGAACTTCAATTACACAGACCGCAAAACTTGCAGTAGATTTATACAAAACTGTATTAAATAATAGAACAGGCGCAGTAACTATCCCTTTTGAGCAGGGGTATCCTGGTAATCCTGTTGCAATGTTAAATGATTTTATAGTTCAGATGTATAGAAAGGCAGTTCAAGTAGATATCACAACTCTTCCCCTTTTTCATTTATCAAATGTAGGTAATATCTCGAAAAATTGTATGCTTATCGGACAGGATCTACCTGTAATTTCTCAGGTACATGCAGGAATGCTCCCACCAACAGCATTAGCTAGATTTTTCACTGGGAGTTATCAAATATTTCGGTTTAAACATGTAATAAATGCTAAAGGAAAGGCTTATTCTGAATTTGGATTAATTAAAAATTTAAGTAATGCTATACGCGGAACTCTAGAGGGGGGCATTTCCTCTTCCGCTGAAGGATTTGAGATAACCGATGCTAGAGCGCAATATGTGACACACCAAATAAGTTCAGGAAAGGTAGCAGTGGATCCTAACACATTCGAAATTACACTAGCACCATAATTATAATGACTACACCCCAATCTGAAGCTCAATCATATGCCGGAACTATTATTTGTTTAGCAAAAGTGGTTTCTATCTATGATCCAGGAAGTACTGGGTCGTTTAAAGCGGAAATCTTTTTTCCAGGACTAGACTCTGGGGCTGAAACAGTCTGGTACTGTTCACCCTGGGTAACACAAACAGAAGGGGGATTTATAGCTCCTCCTGTAGTGGATAATATAATTTTAGTATGTAAACCTAGTCATTCAGAAAAATACTTTTACTTAGGATCTACTTTTTTCCCTAGTTATGATTCCATCGTAGGAGGAAAAATTGATGAGATTACAGTAAGCCCATATGCGGCTGCGGATTCTAAATCTCTTAGAGCTAAGGGACTTCCTATGCGACAAAGTTTCAGAGGATCCCATGGTGGAGGGTTGATAATAGCTGAAGAGAATAATGATTCGTTTTATAATTGGAAAACTGAGCTAGTATCCGCTCTAGGAAAGAAAATTACTCTAGATGATACTCCTGGTGTTGATTCCATAATACTTGATAGTGGAAATAATAGTAGGATAACTTTATCTAACCAACATTTCGCCGCAATAGGTAATCCTTCACTGTTTGCTCCTGGAATGTCAAAAATTCAAGTTGAAAGTGCGGGAGATCAATTATATGACTCGGCAGGGGGAACTACAACTATAAAAATTCAAGATGGTAAGGAGCTTAATATCCTCAATTCGTCTACAGGATCTAAAAAATCCATGTTGCCTCCTCCTATTCAATGGCTACCTCCTCCTATTGCAAGTAATGCAGAGTATGGAAATATAAATATTCAAAGTAAGTTCAAAGATGTAAATATTTTTACTGATACAAGCCAACAAGATAATTATTCTCCCACTCACGGCTTTGGAACTGGAAGAATTTTTCTTGAGTGCCTAAATACCCGAGGGTCACAACAAGTGATTCAACTTCAAACTAGAGGTGAAGGAGTAGGTACAGTAGTTCCAAGACCAGGGTATGGGAGTGGTGACTGTGTTATTAGAATTAAATCTTCGGGAAAGGTAGAGATACAGTCAGCGGGAAATATAGATATAGAATGTAATGGAACTATTAATATGAGAGCAACGGGTAATCTTAATTTAGCGGCAGGAGGAGATGTTAATATTCAATCTGGAGGTAACATTAATGCTGATGGAACACAAATTCACTTAAATTCTGAACTCTCTCTTCCCGCTATTCCAATTATTGGTTCTGACTATCCTAATTATGGAGAAGGGGGAGTTGAATAAAAAATGGGTGCTTTTGATCTTACTTCATATTTAAGAATACAGCAAATAGGAGGTGCAGGCTTATTTCAATCTATAGGAATGTCATGGGGACTTCCTACTTGTTTGTTTAGTTTAGCTCAAGATGCTCTTAGTTTGTTGCCTGGGGGTGTATTAGGAAGTATACAGGACTCTTTCCTTCAAGGAAAAGCAAATGCAATGTCTGATATTTCAAAATGGGTAAAAACAGAATTAGCAGATAATGGACTTATTGAATTTAATACTGATACAGGTTTATTTCAATTCAAAGTAAATGATGGTTATTTGGGGATGGATAATGATAATCTAAGTATTTTGGGTGAAATAAACGCTCTTGCCGCAGGGTTTGGTGCTATATCAGCAGGGGCGGCCACTTTGTATGCAAATTATGAAAATATTAGCAATCAGGTAAATAGTATAATTGATTGTTTTAATAAACTTAAGGATCTTGAATCTTTTAATAGTGGAAATTCGAGTACTATGAATGCTTCCTTATCTCCTGACGAACAAGATGCCCTCATAACTACTATGAATGCTGGGGCTAAGGCACGAATTGACAATGCATCAGAATTCATTAATAATTGTAATGATATGATTGCGAAGATTAATAGAGTTTTTCAGGAGAGACAAGCTAATCCAGAGTTAGAGCCTTGTTTCTCAGATTCTCCTGAATTTGATTGGATTTTCTCAGGAACAAATCTTCCGAGATGTGCCGTTCCTGACCCTGGGTTAGAAGAAGACGAGGAAATAGAGGATGCCGAAGGAGATGTATTTAGATTAGTTTATGGACCTCCTGTTGCTACTACTGGGCAATATATTCTCACATCAGACGGTCTTTACTACGATTCTCAAACGGGAGGACTTGATCCTATTATTCTAGCTATTTCGGGGATAGTTCCCGTTGGAGATGCGTGGACTTATAATTATGATCCCAACTTAGGGGGAAAAGGGGACGCAGTTTCCATAAAATCTCTTAATAAATTCACTGAAAATATATTTGATGTTTTTAGAATTGACGATAGTTTAGGTATGCAAGCTAATTATGATAAAGATCACTTTTTAAATGTCCTACTAGGACAAAGGGATAAGCATATTTATGATCTATCTGGAAGTTTACAGGATTATATTGTTCAATACGGAGATGACTCATCAATTGTCCAAAATCAGAGGCAACAGATAATATCTGAAATAGCTAATCATAATAGTAAGATTAATAGAAGGAAAAAACAGATAGAAATAGCTTATAAAGCTCCTCAAATATATGGACCGTCAGGTACATCCCCTCCTTTTGCTATGGGAAAGGTGCCAATCAATGACTTTGCCTACTTAGAAGAATATAATTTAACCGTAGATTTAGAGAAACAAAAGGCATTAGTCTTTGAGCAAGGAGAAGTAACAGGGATGGTACTTCCTATTCAGACAACATTCGTTCAAGCTCCTCCTAAACCCGCTTCTATAGGTTTTCGGCATCTCCATGTTCCTAAAGTAGGGAAAGGCAGTATTATTTATAGTGCTTCAGGGACTCAGGATGGAACAATTCTCTCTTTAACTGATCAAATAGCTACTGAAAATCTTTTTGCTATTTATAATTTCTTAGAAACTAAGCTAGTAACTCCTTCTTCTACTGATTATTTCATAACTAACTGTGCTACTACAGATCAGTACAATAATGCTAAATTATTAGGGACAAATAGACCTAGTGTATTCCCATATGGACTCTCTATTCCTTATTTTGAGGGGATTACTAAGAATAAATCAACTAACAATATAGGCGCGTCGGCTATGGGATCCTTTAGTAGATTGCCTGATACTTCTGAATTCCGAGATTTAACATATAATCCTAGTGGATTTTCCATTGAATTTTGGGCATATGCTCCAGATATTACAAATGCAGGGGATGGATGGGCCAGTGCAACTGCTTCTTCCTTAACAAAAGTAATTTTAGGGTGTGAAAATGTGGGAGCGAAAGAAGGAGCATCGGCGTTAGATCATCAAGGAGTACCTAGAGACCTCGATCATCTAGAAAATGATCGAGGAGATCAATTTGTTCGTGGGATGGTAATGGGATTTACACGGGATAGGCGTATTACACAAGAAAATACAGGTTATAGTAATAATAATGAACAAAATGACCCAGCATCTTCACAAGAAAATACAGGTTATAGTAATAATAATGAACAAAATGACCCCGCATCGTCATTAAGTTTCTTTATAGCTCCTACGCAATCACGGGATTTTTCGTCTTGTTCATGGATTAATAAGGATGTGTGCGAAAATGTAGCTACTTTCTATAAAATGAAGGTAGATTTAGTAGATACAGCCTTTGGAAATGTTTCTTCTAACTTTATTTTGGTAGATGTCACCCTAAATCCTACTACAAATGAAATAAGATTCTATGTAGACGGATCTTTAGTAACTACGTCTGGTATTGACGCTGTATTTGGTGTAGATGCCTTTACAACTCCAAATTTACCTTCTTTTAAGAAGGACAATAGTTTTGAATATTCTTCAACTACAGTAGATGGTCCGTCTACACTCCAGGAAGGACCCCGTTTAAACCCATTCTATACTCCTTGGATAGTTGGGGGTGGCTATACTGATGGTATGTATCAATATGGTAATTTTATGGGAGGAGACAGAGGAGGGCTCCAAAGTGGATTTAAGGGGCATTTAGGAAGTCTCAAGTTTTATGGAAAACCTATTAATGATTTTGAGGTGCGAAATAACCATGAGGCTCAAAGAGGTTACTTTAAAAATATTGATCTAAAGTTACATGAATTTAATTATCTAACAGGAGAAGGATTTAATGTTGTATTAATCTTAGTTGATGATATAGGAATAGATAATTTAAGTATGTATCACTCTCAAAATCCATATGATCTTGGTGTTGCTGAAAGTGTATCATCTCCTTTCAGTAATTTAGATCCAGGGCATGAAACTGATGGAATAAATCTTTACCCCCATACTCCTACTTTGAGTGGTTTAGCTGTAAACGGGGTGACATTTATGAATGCTCACGCTACACCACTATGCACACCTACTAGAGCATCTATTTTAACAGGTAAGCAGGCTTTTAGTAGTCCTAATTTCAAGATATCCGATCAAGTGTCGGGATATTGGGGACATGGTATGGGTACTGTAGGAACTACTAAGTCTGAAAAGTTATGGGGAGGTCTTCAAGGATTAGGGAATGAGTACATATTGTATGATGCTAGTGGTGGGGTGAAGCCTTTATCTCAAATTGTTCGTTCCGCTGATGGCAGAGAGTCTGTTTGGACTTCAGGAGTTAACTTTAAGATTTTACCTGAGTTATTAAGATCAAAAGGTTTAGTGGTGGGGTGAAGCCTTTATCTCAAATTGTTCGTTCCGCTGATGGCAGAGAGTCTGTTTGGACTTCAGGAGTTAACTTTAAGATTTTACCTGAGTTATTAAGATCAAAAGGTTACAGAAGTGGGATGGTTGGAAAATGGCATTTAGCTGAGTGGGATCAATTAGGTTCCTACTATGAGTATAATGGTGATTATCCTACACCTCAATCAGCTTCTGGCACAGGCTGGGATCATATATCAGCAGTAGGGAAGTGGGATGATTATCGAGCCATGTTCTGGAATTTGAATAAACCTCCAATGCCAGGACATAATGATCTTACAACTAAGGATGGGGCTGCGTATTGGGAAACAGGACAAGGCGTTCATGATGAAAAAATGGGGTATATAAATTATTATATGAATAAGAATGGAACAGTTCTAACTGTTTCTGATTATGGATACACTTCATTTGATCAATCTCTTTCAGGAACCGACGCAGCAGGGGGTGGGACTTCTCCAGAGGATAGGATAGCATACAATCAAGGAGATTTTTCCTCTTACGCAACTCATAAAACTATAGCTGAAGCAGTTGATACATACAACCACCTAAAAGAACCTTTCTTTTTATATTTACCCTTAAACGCTGCACATCAACCGAATACGTATCCTCCTAGTGCTATGGTTTATAACAATGATCTTTTCTTTTCCTCGAATAGTATTCAAGGAAATTATGATCGTTACTATCAGGAGTCAAGGGTCACGCCAGCTACAATAACAGAGGAGGACGAAGCGGGTGTTAATGCTAGTGCAGCTTGGGTGAACCAAATGGCTCAGGTGGAAGATATGGACTGGATGTTAAGTTCTTTCCTTTCCTCTATTGATGAAACAAAGAAAAGTAGAACTGTTTTCATCTTTATGGGAGATAACGGGTCTGATTATAATAACATGGACACTATGAATGTCTACGCTAGTGCTCTCAGATTCTATAATGGGGGTGGCGGCATGGGCACTAATGACGCGGATAATAGTGGGTTAGGCCCTGTATATACGAAGTGGCTTCAGGGTCAAGGAGAAACATATTTGCCTAATAGAAAGGGGGGAGATCTAGACAAGGCTAGAGGAATGAAGGATTCAGTTTATGAAAGAGGGACCAGAGTTCCTCTTATTGTAAGTGCTTCATTCATTACAGAAAGAAATAGAACTACTGATGTTTTTGTAGATGCTGTTGATATGTATGCTACTATAGCACAAATTGCTGGAATCACTAAAGAAAATGTTCCTTTAACTGGACCTTTACCGCAGAGATTTGAGGGACATTCTTTCTTACCTGTTTTAAGTGGTGCTCCTACTAATAACAGGAACTACTCATTTGCTGAAGTATTTAAGACGATGGGTAATTCTACTGCATCAGCAGCTACTGATTTTGATGTTGATGGGGTAATAACATCGGCAACTCAAGGAACCTTTACAGGGAAGAAAGCTAAGTATGACTCATCCCCCGCAGGTTCGACTGGTGCGTTAGTTACTACTGATGTAGATAATGACCTGATTAACGATAGTAGTATGAGTGGTAATCCTACGCAACCTTGGGAGAGAAGACGGGGATTAAGTATAAGCGCCAGCCCTTATAAATGGGGACATTATCAAACCTCTGGGGCTGATACGACAGCGGTTTACAGCAGTCTACCTAATGCAAGCGGTGGTGTTTGGAAGTTAATAAGACCTACTAGCGGGTATGTGGATCAGGAAGGTTCAGGATTGGATGAAGTGTACCATATAAAAAATGCTGATGGTACAGATTATGATTCGTATGAATTACATGATTTACTTATGCCAGCAAAACTTGGTGGTCAGGCTGATACATTAGATCCCTTAGCATGGTTATTAAATGAGGCCGATCAAGGGGATCAGGGGAATGCAGACTGGATGTTAGCCAGGGTATATTATGCACTCTTAAATTCTCTTAATAATTACCTAGACCAAAGAAAGGAACCCTTCTCTTAAGGGAGTTTATCTATGGGAATAAATAAAACTGTAACGACTTATGGAACTACATATTTTCCACCTTTAGATAGGAATACGGCTGAACTCCAAAGGGTAACTTATGGACTTACTTTTCCTTTTGGAAAAAGAAGAGATACGGGGGGTTTTCTAAAAAGAGAGAGTGGAAGAAATCTTATTAGAGATTCAGTTAGGCAATTATTAGGAACTCAAAAAGGGGAACGTCTTATGCTTCCTCGTTTTGGTTGTAATTTACGCAAGTATTTGTTTGAGCCTCTAACGGAATCAACCTTCGAATCTATTAAAAGAGAAATTTTATACTCCTTTGGTAGATATATTATAGGAGCTAGAATAGTAAAATTGTCTGTAGTTCCTTTCGGGGAGGTAGGCCCTGCGGGGGGGAACTCCTTAAAAGTTACACTAGTTCTTCAACTTATTGAGGAAGATTTGGCTGTATTTGATGTAGAGGTATTAATTAAATGAGTTTTTCTGGAACAATAGCGTCGGATTTTATGAATCTTGCCCATCTCCCTATAGGGAAGAGGCCATCTCTTATTGATTTCGCGGCTACGGATTATCTTTCTCTAAGAAATTCGTTAATTAAATATATAAAAGCTGTATATCCTTTAGAGTATACTTATTTTGTAGAATCTGATTTAGGAATGGTATTTATTGAATTAGTCGCTTATATGGGATCTGTAATGTCCATGAAAGCAGATATGTTAGCTAACGAAAACTTTTTTGCTACGGCACAACAGCGGTCTAGTATAAAAAAATTACTTCAATTAGTGGGGGTGCGAATGCGCGGGCCTCTATCAGCCGCAGCCAACGCACAAATAATTTTTACTGATCCCCCTGCTGATATAGGAGGACAGGCTTATTATACTCTTCCTCCTACGGCTAGAACTGTAAGTATTACTTCTCCTGAGGATGGGGGTTCTGTGACGTATACTCTATATAAGGTAGTAAATGGGTTGGTGGATAAAGCAAATCCTACAGGAAATATTCTTTTGTATAATACAGAGAGTGACAATCCTGAAGTAGAAACTGTTTACAGTAATTTAGTATTTCAAGAGGGAGTTTTAGTTACAGATTCAGGAGGTTTTGGGAGTACGGAAGGAGTTAAAACAATTCCACTAACTCAAGCTCCTGTCATTGAAGGAAGTGTAGAAGTTTTTGTTACGTCTCCTGATTCAAGTGTTTCGGGAGTTTATACTGAAGTAGATAATCTTTATTTCGCTTCGGGAGGTTCCGATAGGATATTCCAACTAATAGAGGGAACTAATTATAACGCTACAGTTGTATTTGGGGATGGGACAGTAGGAATTTCTCCTGATGATACTGCGTCATATTTTGTCACATATAGAGTGGGAGGAGGGTCTAGAGGGAACGTAAATCCATTTGCAATAAATGCAACTACAATAGCTACAACTAATGGAGTAGCTAGACCAGGAGCTATCACAAATACTTCCATAGCTACAGGAGGGGCGAATGCTGAAACAGTAGAGCATGCTAAAAAATGGGCTCCCCTTACTTTTGCGAGACAGGATAGACTTGTAACTTTAGAAGATTATATGGTTTTTGCAAATACGTTTATTAGTACTTTTGGTACTATAGGAAAAGCTGTCGCTACCACTAGAAAAGCTTATAGTTCAGCTAATGTTATTGATATTTATGTACTAGAAAAAGCCTCTGATGTACAACTCCAGAAAGCTACCCCTACCTTCAAAACTCAACTGCTAACATCTATTAATAAAAAGAAGATGGCAACGGATGAGATTGTAATTGTAGATGGTTTAATTAGAACTTTAGATCTTATAGTAACTATTTATATTGATAAGAAAGACGAAGCTCGACAAGATGCAATAGCAGCTAGAGCTAGGGATAAAATTCTTACTTATATGAATGTAGAAAATATGAGTTTTGGACAAACCTTATATGTTACTGAATTGAATAGACGTATTTTTGAAATTGATGCTATTAGATTCTCTACTGTAGATAATTTTAATACTGATATTTCAGTAGATTTTAATGAAATAATACAATTAAATAATCTTACATTGAATATTAGTTTACTAGACTGATGAGTAATAAATTTACACCTAATCCTAGAACTTATGCCAAGCGTAATTTTGGTGATTTACTTGAAACAGTAATTCCTGAATTATATTTGGAAGAAGATCTAACTTTAAGTGGACAAGAATTAAATCCCCTTTCCCGTATTATTAATACTAATTTACGGGCTGCTAATAACATCTCGCAGGTACTCTCCATTTCAGCCGTACCAAATTCGTCAACTTCTTCTATAGATAACATCAGTGGAATATCTCCCTATTTTGTAAAACAAAATGAACTAACAAAAGTTACTCCTTATTCTTTTGATTCTCAAATACTTGTTCCTCTTAATACTACTCTAGCTCATTATGATACGAGTACAGATTTTAATAATTTTCTATCAGGGACTTTCTTACCTGCAATTACACTAACTACTGGATCTCAGGGGGGAGGAGTAGGAGATAACATAGCATATTTGTCTGGGCTTACAGGAAGTACAGATGGAAGTAGTATTCATAATTATCTTATAGATAAATTAGGATGGTTTTATTTTCTTAATACCTCTGCGGGCGGTGGCCTCAATTGGGAACCATCGGGATACGTATTAAGTTCCTTAAATTCGTTGTACTTGGGAAACGAGCTTGAGACAGTTGATGGAATTAAAGGATTCGAAAATTTTATATGGAGAAATTATGCTACCTGTACTGTATTTTCTAATTTAGGATTAATAGATGATACTTATGTTTCGGGGGCGACGGATGCTGTGTACTCCCCAAGTGCAGGAGGCATCCCAGCTACTTATACAAGTGGAACTCAAAAGCTAGAAAATTTACTAACTTTAATAGATGTAATTTATTCTCCCTTATATATTGATCAGCAGGATTTTACAGTTAAGGATGCTTTTGATAGTTACATTGGAGCGTCTACGGAATTAGTAGATTTTGTATCTAAAGGACCTTTAAGGAAATTTTTGACTGGACTTGGGTTCAGTATGGCTGATGTAACAGATCAGGTAGAAAAAGTAGGTCTTATATATGATATAGAAAATGCTGAAAGTGAGCACTTACAATATTTAGCAGAGTTAATAGGTTTCAAGCTATGGGGTGGGTCTGCTTTTAAATGGAGACAGCAATTACGTGAAGCTGTAAATCTTCAAAAGAAAAAGGGAACTTTAAACGCTATACAGTTTGCCGTTGATCATTTAATTGTTGATTCGGTCTTGGATGTTTCGGGAAGAGTACAAGAGTTATGGGAATCTTATATTCCTCATTTAATTTGGTACAGTTTAGCTACTGAATCTCCTTATTTTAGGGATTTGACCACTTGGACACCTGGGTTAGCTGTAGAGGCGGGAGTATTTCTATATAATACAAGTAGTTTAGAGGGAAATTTAAAATTAGTAACAGATTCAATCTTATTAGATTTATATAAAAAATTTCCATCTTACTTTTTAATAGCAGGAGAGCCCTGGCCTACTAGTAAACTATACGAACTCGATGATTTTGGAGACATAACAAAATTATATACAATTACTAATGAGCCTGGAATGAAACCCTTTCATGTTCATAGACCTCAGGATGGAGGGTATGAGGTATTTAAAAGGCAGGCCTTGGAGAGGGGTCAGATAGCTGCATGGGAAGCTTCTCACAGCGACGGACCATTAGGGTATGGGGTTTATATGGCAGAAGAGGCTCATCCCGATCCTGCGCCTGGGGCTACACATCTTTATCTCTCTGCTACAGGAGATTTAACTTTCTTCTTTAATTACAGAAATCATGTAAATTATCCTATCCCACCGTTTGAAGAGATCAAATATTATAAAGATTGTTCTTTAAATCCAGGGTTGGTTTCTGTTTTAAGAGAACGGTTAGAGTGCTTTGGAGTGCCACCCAGCTTTGCAAGCTCAGTAGAATCTTTTATTTTGGATAAAGGAATTACTGATGATACTAATCTAGGAAGTCTAAATGATTTCCTAATGTTTTTTAGTTCAGTTCAAACTCCCCCTAATTACAATGATGTGGTAGGAAGGATTTCAGAATACCAAAATAATTTATTAGGATTATGGAATGGTAAGTCTTCACATTTATTTTTAGATTTTGATAATACAGATTTTGATTTTGCTAAAACAACATATGAAGGAGATTCTAAGTATGCGTTATATAACGCATCTAGAGTAGCAAAAACTTATTCCCCTGGGCACTCTATAGTTAAAACTAATCTGAATGCAAGTGCATTAGATCCCTATGATATATCTTCTACTAGATGGTCATACTTATCTCTGGATAAAGATGATAATTTTGTTAGTTATGGAAGTGGATCTGTTTTAGCTGGCTTTGAATTTAGTGGGTTAGATATGGGTGGACAAGCCCCAGGAACAAAGGATGGAAGAGGAGGATTAAATACTTTTCAACGAACGGATGTTGATAATTTAACAACTGACCCGCTATTAAATGGTCTAAGTTATCTTTCTACTGGTGCAACTGGGCGTAGAGCAATACGCAGGAGAAACTTTAGGTATACCCTTCCCACTGAAGGTTATTATGATAGAACTGGTTTTAACTCTCCCCATAGTTGGGATCCTTCTACAATTGAGTATTCTATGTTTGGTAAGCCAGCGGCAGGCGGTGAGGAGGCCCCTGGAACGCCCACTCTCGCTTCTGGTATGGGAGAAAATACTCTAGGATATGTCCCCTCAGCCGGAAAATTCTTTCCTATTGTTGATCCTATTAATCCTTCTGGAGTGTGGCATGCTTGTGAAGATTTAAATTCTACTAGAGCTTTTTCTGGGGTAATTACTAATACTACTTTCCCATACAGAGGGTTAAGTGCTTTGGGATCTAATGCAAAGTGGGATGAATTTTCAGCATCTACAGCTAGGTATGTTGATAGAGGACAAATTCCTCCTATTTATATTACAATGCACAAATTTTTTGATAAGAAAGCGAGTTTTTACGCGGATTTAGACGCTAGTACTACTCCTAATTCTTATTGGAAGAATGAACACCAGAGTTATATGAATAGTGCTATTGCTAGTGGGTTAGTCTTAAACTCTTTTGATGATTATAGAAACTTTGCATTTGGAAGGGGAGTACAAGATTTAAATAAAGATTATAATAAGTATTTCCTTAATCCCTTAGGAGCTAGGGAAGTTGATGAAACAGGGGGAAATATCTTTGCTCAGGTTTTTGGGAAGGGTTTATATAATTGTGATTTCTCTGTAGAAGGATCGGCTGTTGTAGCGTCAGGGGTAGACTATATTGCTTCTAGTGTTGATACAGGGCGTGCTATTGATAGTAGCCCCTCTGGCGTATTTAGTAAGTACGCTGTGGCGAGTTATGTTGTAGGCATTGATAATGTTCCTGCTTCGGGAACTTATATAGCAAGTGGTGCAGAAGATTGTGTAGTCCCCTTATCGGGATACGAGTTTGTTTCAGGAGCACCATATAATGGTGAGTTTAGAAATCCGCATATATTAAGTGGTGTAGAATTTTGTAATACTTCTGGGAGTCCTATAGGAAATGCTTTCTATATATTTAACATTGATAAGGTGTATAAAAAACAAGAAGAAGAAAATTATTTAATTGGGAATCCTGTCATTAAGTGTAAAACCGCAGCAGGATTGCCTCGCATAAGATTTGATTTATCTTCTTATGGAAAGAGAAGAAATTATTTTATAAAAAATCATAAATTTAAGCTCAAAATTAAAGCCTTAATAGCCGAAGAAAATTCTCCTCAGATGGGAGGAGGTCAAATGGGAGTATGGATTCATACTCAACCTATTTTTGATCCACTAACTGGAAGTGGTTATATGTGGTCATGGACTTCTAAAGGTAAGTGGGAGATGCAGGACAGTTATAAAACAGCTAAGAGCGATGTGATATCTTATTCTCATCTCTTTGGATTTCCTCCCAAACAAACACCACCAGGAACTGAAACATTTTGTCTTTTCAATACTACTGAGTCTGTAGATGTAGTGAACAATGTCACTCTAAATAATATACGTGATGAATATTTTGATACATTCGAATTAAATTTTGATACGCGAAATTATACAATCTATAATAATTACGAACATCAGGACATAATTCCAATCCCTGACAGATTTTATAAGTTAAGAGATGAAGTACATAGAGACGATACAAATTATATTGTGGAAATCTTTTTTATGACCCCCGCTGTTCCTGAAAAGTATATGTTAATTGACACGATTTCTTTAGAAGATTCTACACAAAGAGATAACGCAGGAATACGAACAGGTACAGGCGTTCCTACTCTAGGAACTCCTTTAAGACCTTTTGTAACCGAAGATAGACTAGATTATGATAAGGACCAATTACGAGATACGTTAAAATTCTTTAAAGGTTTAAGTGGTAGTGGGACTGGATTATATGCAACGAACTTGGCTGGTAGGGACTGGCAGAGTGGTCCTAATGTAAATGCTAGTCTTGAGAAGAGTGATTTAGGAGTAAGTGGAGGAAGTAGATTAAATTATAGATTACATCCCCAAGTAATGGTATTTGCGAAACAAAGTAGTTTTAATAATTACACACTCATACAGACAGATAATTAAATGAGAGGAGAAGTTGAAATATATTGTGGCGATAAGCTCCTAGTAAGGGAGGATAATCTTATTGTAGATGGAGCGGGAACTTTACTGGCTGATATTATGACAGTTTCCCCCTCTTTGTCGGCAATTAAAGATCATGCTACATCCTCTATGTTGGATACTTCTAATTATACTATTCAAGCTATATCTTTTGGGACAGCAGCGAATCAGTATCAGCAAAATGCTCACGCTTACTCTGAGGCAAAGGCAACCCTTTTATCTGGTATCTATATTAACAGCGCAGTTATTGCTGTCCTCAATCAAAGAGATCCCGAAGTTGCTACTACTGCTTCGTTTTTTAATTTAAGTTCTTATTCACCTCTTAATGTCTTACCTCATTATCCTGACCCCACACTAACTACTTTAGAATTAAGTAGTGATGTATCAGCAGTAGTAAGTGGAATTGATTTAAGTTCTATTATCCCAGGAAATGGGCAAAATTTAAATTTAATTCCATCTGCATATCATACGGCTGTTTTTAGTAGTACCCTTCTATCGTCTCTATCTTCTGTATGTGCCTCTCTTATAGGATGCTGGCCTGCGGGGTCTGGTCAACCTACACAGCAGGGAGTAGGAGGAGTGGGCGGGACAGATTATTCTGGGTTCCGTGAGACGGCGTTCCGTTCTTCTGAGGTAGTCTATCACGGAGGGGGGAGCGGAACTAATAGAAAGCAACCTCCCTATCAAGGAGTATTTAACGAAGCTAGTTCTATGGATATTTCTGGTTTTGTGAATATGGTTATGTCTGGAACTCCACGCACTGTGGCTGCGGGGGGGTATATATATGAAATGAGTAGTACATATAGTGGGTTATGTCTCTCAGGATCATCAAATGCAACTTCGGCAATAAATGATTATACGGTAGAATATTCTGTAACTATGGGATCAGGGGATGTGGGAGCAGCTAACTTATATGGGGGTCTATTTAATATGGGATTATGGACAATAGACATGCCTGCATCTCTTCTCAAAGGAAATACTCCTCCTTATGCGTTTGATCCTCTAAATAATCCTAGGACATATAGATTGTTTTCTAATAAATCATTTACAAGAAATATAGCAAAAATTAAAGATAAAAATGCTAGTCCAGATGAGGCGGGCTGTATAAATTATAAAGATTTATTAATTAAATGGAGATTGCACTTCCTATGAAAAATTTTACAGATGAATTAGGTATTAATGGACATCTGACCATTATTAAAAGATATAATGATGGGGTTGAAGAGGTTCTCTTTGATGATCACAATATTATTGTGTCAGGAATGGGGGTTAATTTAGCTTATCTATTTACAGCCTCAGGTTCTCATGTAGTTTTAGATTATCAAATAGACAGATTTCAATTAGGGGTGTCAGGGAGATCAACTAATGTAGCTACAGGAGTTTTAGAAACTAGTACTACTTACCAGTTGTCTGGTCCTTTAACTTTAAGAGGGGCTACCACTAGTTATGGATCAGAAAGTAATTTGTTTATAGCGGAAGGTACTCAAATGACTAATGAAAACGATACCACAGGCGTAGCTTTTGGATTAATTCCTGCAAATAAGGTTACACGAATAGCAGATAATTCTGTGCGTTATACTATAGTGGTAGATGATGAAGCATGTAATGGTCTAGCGGATTCTCAATCAAATGAGACATATCTTAATGAGATTGGTTTATTGGCAAAGAATCCGAGGGGGGATAGTAGTCCTACTGCCTCTATTTTGGTAGCTTATCGAACTTTTAGCAACATACGTAAAACTAGTGATTTTAGTTTAATATTTAGATGGACACTTAATTTCTAATGGTATTCAGAGCAGGCGATATTTATACAAGTAGTGGGAGCGTAAAGCTCTATAATTCATGGACTCCAACTGTAGCTAAATTTGATACAAGTTCTTTCTATAACTGGGAGCAGGATAATATGCCCCTATATGATTTGGAAGAAAGAACTTATGAGTCGTGGGAGCAAGCGGGATTCCCCACATCAGGGCTTACTGGTTTTGCTCTTACAGTATCAGCAGATGCTAATACTGCGAGCTTACAGGCGAATTCTAATCTATTCACTGATCTAAGTTCTTGTATAGCAGCTATTCCTAAAATTGTACGCTTCCCTGTTCTAATTGAAGTTTGTAATTTTGGAAATTTAGGGAAATTAGAGCTACATAATTTCCGAATTGAAGAGGGGGGTTCTATTGAAATTATAAATAGAGCATATTCTAAAGTTTATACTACGTCTTCCTGCATAATGGGTGTAACTACTCCTACTTACAATGTGAGTGTTCCTTTAATAACGAAATTTATCGCTGCTGATTTAAGTGCTACTTTATTTTCTGGTATAGGGCAGACCAACGGAGTTTGTACTTCAGGAATTAATGTAGTTTCTCCTGTATTAACCGTGACGGATTCCACTAATAAATCAGGAGGATCCAGACTAAGTTCTGTATACACTTTCTTATATCCCGATTTAGAAAGTAAACAAGCTCCTCTTACTGTAGGTATTCAAAATACAGTAGCTAATTTTGCGCCTGGAAATTTAGGTAATACTGCTGATGATAATTTTTTCTTTGGAGTAGATCCCTATGAGAATGTAAATACGGATAATACTATAGGAACTTCGTATGATTTTAGTTGTATCAATCCTTTAGATGATGGACTAATGAGAAGAGCAGCCCCTACAATAAATACTAGCGCAGGGGGATCAGTATACTTGAATCATTTAATGAAATTAAGTATAAAAAATTGTGATGGTCCTATCTATGTAAGAAATTTTGTAGTTGATGGATACAATCAAACTGTAAATACAGGAAGACCTACGGGTATTGAAGTTACTAATTCAGATGTAGTACTAGAAAATTGCGCGGCTGTTAGGTGTCGAGAAGCTGGATTCAAATTTAATAATTCAAAAGTAATGCTCTCTAGGTCAGCATTTGCTTATAGAAATTATGATTTATCTGCTGACAATGCTCGCTACCCTGATAGGGGAATAGGGTTCCATGCAGTAAATAGTGATGTAACTCTGAGTGCTAATTTATCAGCTACTGTAGAGAGAGCGGTTCCTGGAGAATTTCAGGGAAGCGGGATTGATGTAATGATGTGTGCATCTCGAAATACTACAGGAATGCGTTTAGATAATTCTAAATTTACAGGAGGAGTGGGGCGGTCTGTAAGTAATAATATTCAGACAGGGGGGATCTCTACATTTGAACTTAATAGTAAAAACGGTATAGAATTATATAATTCAAATCTTAATCTTGTGGGATTACTAGATGTTTATAGTAACCCAGAAGGAATTGTAGTAGAAAATTCGAATCTAAAATATAGAGATTTGTGTGTTGAAGATCAACAACATACAGGATTAGTGGCTACAAATTCTAAAATTTCAGTAGACTCCTCCGCATACCCAGGAGCAGCGGGACAAACTAGGTCTAGACAAACAGACTTTTCTCACAATGGACAACACATAGATTTACAATCTAATAGTCATTTTACTTTCGTTAAAAAACCTAACATACCTAATCTCTATGGCAATATGTCATTCCTGTATGCTCATGGTAGGGAAACTTATACAGGAGCCTCACAGCCCGTACTAACTTATCCCGCTATTAATGTAGAGAATTCTAAAGCAGACTTCTTAAATGCATATATTCTACCAAGAGATGTTGATAACGCTACCATAGCCCCTCAGTATGGGTTAGCAGTTCGTGCTATTAATAACTCTACGGTAGATTTCTATGGTACTAAAAATGGAGCAACTTTCATCATTGGTCCTACTACGTATGTTACTCAACAATATGCAGCAGGGATTTATGCAAAAAATAATTCTACTTTAGGATTACATGGACCCACATTTATTGGACAGTTTGGTGTAGATGCGTTGGTAGAAGATAATTCTGTTCTCAACATTAATCCCCCTATTGAGAAGGCAACTTATCTTCCTGCCGTGAGTGCATTTGATTTAAGTGATACAGGAAACCATACTTCGGTTGAGTTGCATTCTACTAGAGCCTGTTTGGTTGCTAACAAGAATTCAACTATTAATCTAGAAAATCTAGGGGCATTTGATCATTGTTGGGATAACAGTCCTACAGGGCGAACAGTAATGGATTATGGAGTAGATTATGATATTCAGAGTCCTTATGGTTTAAGTGGTTTGTTTGGAGCGGGGTGTCTTCAATTTTTCCCTAATCCTCAAAATAGTAATGCAATGGGTGATAATGATTTTGCTAATTTATCTGCAAACAATGGTCCTGGTAATAAGGCTCTTACACAATTTAGAGCATTAATATCTCCTACTTTTACTACCCATACTACTAATACTGATGGTAATCCCAATGTTATTAATCAATTTACGGTAGCTCAAGATTACTATGGTGGAGCGTTCCCTGCAACAGGTGGGGACATGAGACGAGCTTGTGTAGGGGGAGTCTGTGTACGAGCCACAGGGGATAGCCAAGTTAATGCTATTAATGTAAACTTTCCTATAGGACTTAATAGTACTCCTATGGATGGAATTTATTTTAATGTAAGCGGGACAGAGTGTGATCGCTTGATGATCTGGAATTTTGCTGATACTTCTAGACTTAATGCTTCTTACTGCTCTGTTAGTGCCATGTATCCTTACGATGTAGGATATCATGGTCCCAGTGCTGTATGGGCTTCTGCTACTATGCCCGATAACTCCGCAGAGACCGACGCTGGTGTTGCTGCATCAGGTGCTCCTTCTTCTACTCCCGAAACAGGAATATTAAGTGTTTTAGATACTTTTGGGGCAGGAAGTAGTGTATGGTATGCACCATCTGGGGTAGGATTTAATGAGCCCTTTGGAAGGTTTATAACTGTTTCTTCAAGTTATAACAATAATAATACAATAGGAGGTAATCCTCTCCAAGAAATAACTCATGCTGGTATTGCGATGTCTGGATTGGGGTTCGTTGGGCAAGTATCTACTAGGATGGATGGCACAGATGCAGGGATTTATGGAGCAGGCGTTGATACTTATGAGAATCAAGGAGTATTTAGATTATATTTCTCTACTAAACCTGAAACTAAGCTCCTACAAAATGATATGAGTGGTTATCATAACGGAACACCTTTAGGCCATGAATTTTATGGAGTCCTAGGACCAGCTTATCAAGTGTATTCTCAGTGTTATAATATGTCAGGACCTCTTTCGGCTCTTATGACAGATCCAAATAATGCCTTTAGTAATATAAGTGGTACTTACCCCAACTTATTAAAATTGAGTCATGACTCAGATGGGGATGGCATTTTTGATAGTCTGTGGACTTCAGGATTTTATTACTGCGAAGAGTTTGTGGATGATAATCCTACTCAATGTTTGTTAGATGAGTCGGCGGCTAATACTTTTGCTAATGCTAAAAATGCATCTATAGGTATGTCTGGGCGACCAAAAAAAGTAACAATATATAGAGCTAGGGCTAGTGATCAAATAGGAGCAGAGGCTAATGAAGGAAATGCTTCCGCAACAGTAGGATTTAAATCGTCTAATATATTTGATTTAAAGAGAGATAACTAATGGCAGAACTTAATTATAAAGATAGTGTTTATAGATTTACTGATCCTGTTCGGTACTTCAAGGCTAATGATCCATACTTTTTTGAAGTGGATAATATGCCTCTCAAGCAACTACAAGAAAATTGTCTATGGTTAAAGGATCAATTAGCTCAGGAAGTAGATCCTACCACTTCATTAGGTGCAAAAAGAGTTGATATTGATGAGTTAAGACCTTATTCTAATGGGGCTGATAGATTAGTAAGAGTAAAGCCTGGAAGATATACAGCAAGAGTAAATGATGCGTGGAATAGAGAACCTTTATCATATTTAAAAGGTTTCACAGGAGGGGCACCTGGAGAGGTAGATTCATTTCAGATTGCTACTGCAAATGAGGGAACTTTTCCTTCAACTGATTCGGATAGTATCGTACCGTCTTGGAATACTTTATTAGTTAATGTATTAAATAAGTATAAAAGTATTCTATCTCAAGATTCTATAGGAATGACTGGCTTGGAGAACAGAGTTTTTGCTCGACCTCAAAGGCATCCTAATGTTCCTATTGGTGGTGTGAATTCTACAACTCAGACAGCTAGTGGTGTAGACTGGGAGATTGGTAATCATGGAGAGATATCATATACAGGAGAGTATTTTGGAGAACTTTGGAGAGTCCCTGCTGTAGTTCAAGAAGCTTTAGAGTGGGCTCGAACTACCAATAATGAACTTAGTTACTTTACTTTACATACTCTAGACACTGATTCAAATTCATTTACAATGATGAGTCAGCTAGAATCTCAGTTTATAAAAAGATGGAGGGGTATAGCTAGAACTGCTATTGTAGATGTAAGTGATGAAATCACTGTAGAAATTCCTCCTTTTGACCCTACAGACTTTGATTATTTTAAAGATCCTTATCCTGGTGGTGGACCCCCCTCTGAACGAGTAACTATTGACGGGATACAAAGTAGAATTGATATGGTGTTTATTTATAGTAAAACTGTAGATGCAAGTTCAGCCCAGATTTTTACAGGAGGGATTACCCCCAATTCTCCAGGAACTACTATCACCAAACCTACATTAGGAGTATGTAGAGGAGCAGGTTTAAAAATGCATTTTGATTCTCATCATCAGGCTAGTGTAAACGCCTATGGTCCATATAATGCAGTAGATTCTGAAGTAAATCCTGAAATTATGGCTTGGCCTGCGGATCAATTTAATGAAAATTTAGGTTTTACTGCAACTTCTGCAAATGATATTGCTTATGACGTTCGGGGAACCTTCCCTGCTCCTGATGATATTTTGAATGTTGCGCCTTTACTTCTGCAACAATTAGAAAATACTGCTATTGAATTAGTAGGACAATCAGTTCTTCCTGTGGCATACATATGGGTTCAAAACGGTTCTACTGTGGTGGCTACTACAGATGTAATTGATATTAGACCCTTCTTTAGAACTGCTGAATTAACATATAATGAGAGGGCTGGTCTTGCTGCTGCTTCTCCACAATTGTCCATATCTAATCCTGCTGTAGGATCGGCTGAGATGGATTATGAGATAAGGCGCGTTAAGACTCAATTAGATCTTAGAATAGATAACATAGAAGCTATGCCTGGGCCTCCAGGTCCTCCTGGTCCTCCAGGAGCGGAGGGTGGCACTGGTGGCACAGGTGCAGGAGGGGGCAACGGAGTAGTTGTCCCAGCGACTGGATATGTTTTCGGTGGGCTGGCTTTTGGCCCTGAAGGGGCTATGTATGATTATATGTCTCAACGAAAATATCAACAAAGTTCTCCCCGTTTTGATGATGTTGATGTTTTAGATGCAATGCAGAATGGACTGACCTCTAAGGTTGGGGCATCATTTGGGGCCGATATAATAGAGACGCCCCTTCCCGTTAAACCTCAATGGGAGAAAGCAAAATGGACAGAGTTGAATGCGTTAGAAGGCCCTGCGGCTGGGTTGGCTCCAAATGATTATATTACTACTTTTATGGCTACGGGGGACTTACGGTATCCCTCAAACTTCCCAACAGGAGATTGCAGAAGTAGTGATGCATCTATTGTAGCAGGTAGCATAGCTTCACATCTCACGCCATCAGAGGATGCATCAAATGATCCTGATGACCCCAGGCAGGGAACTTTTTTATGTATGGAAATTAATTGTAACAAAACTGGTGCTCGCTCACTAACTAATGCTGTATTCCATTTTGTTAAGAAAAAAATTAAATTCAATAGACCACCAAATATGGTAGATTACCATGTGAATGTTCAACTATTAAATTGTCTATCTCCCCGAGGTCAAGGAGTTAACTTTAGTCCAGGTGGAACTGAACACGCCTCGTCTGGTAATTATGGGGGAATATGGGTAGAAAAAGGAAAAGATGCTACTGGTGATGGTATGGAATTTTTTACTATCTATGTGGGTTGGATTATGAGTACGCCCAATATTAGATGTACCTGGGGGACTGATGATGGGGAAGTAGTTTCTAAGGGAGCATCAATGATACAACCTCATAAAATAGGTAGTACTTGGTATGTTAATAGGTTTGGTTCAGGAGCGGGTGCTCCTGGGAGTGGATCGGGCACTAACGCCGAGCGTTTTGCTGCGTGGATTGTTCCCATACAAAATATGTTAGAACAAGATATGGATCCTGTTACTGACGAAAAGAATGTTGGGTATTTAGGAAATCCCCGTGTAGGAAAATGTACTCTTCCTAGTGTTTCTTGGACAATGACCGCAATTACAGCAGATGCCGAAAACCGTAATCACCGTGATTTAAATACTGATGATCAAGTAATAGATTTATTGATGTAAGGAAAACCTATGGCTCCTTCTTTTGCATGTGGACAACTATTACCTGGGCAAGGAGAACTTCTAAATTTTCTCGACTATCCTTTACCTCTAGTTATAGATGGTCCTGGGGGCGGTGGTGGTGGTGGAGAACAATTTGGAGTGCCTCCCCCTGTGATTCCCAAATTTATTGCTCCTGGAGATGGTACTGGTCCTCCAGGCCCTGGTCCTGTTGGTCCTGGGTGGGCAACTTGGTGGGTGTGTACAGGCCCTCCTCAGTGGAGGTGTGATGGCATAACACAGAGTATTGAACTCCCCCCTCCTCCTGGAGGGTATAAGTCCAGAGAGCAGTGCATAATCCATTGTGTAGGCGCGGTTGCACCTAAAACTGGTGGGGGAGGTAGTGGTGGTGGTACTCCTCCTGGAGGGGGTGGTGGTCCTCTGACTCCACGGACTGTAACTTGGTGGTTGTGTACAGGTGCCCCTAATTGGAGGTGTAAACCTGTAAATATTGATGTAGATCAACCTCCTCCCGCTGGAGCACACAAGACAAAAGGGGCGTGTGTTGTAGCATGTAAGGCACCTGAAGGACCATTTACTCCTCGGTACGACCGAACTGGTGGGGGTAAATTTGGAAGGATTCAGCCAGATCCTCCCGAACCAGGAGGTGGGGCAGGAGGGTGGAACCCAGGAGTAAAAACCCCTGGTCCTACTGGAGGAGGAGTGCCAGGAGGCGCAGGAGGGTGGAACCCAGGAGTAAAAACCCCTGGTCCTACTGGAGGAGGAACTCCAGGAGGTGGGGCAGGAGGTACGAACCCAGGAGTAAAAACCCCTGGTCCTACTGGAGGAGGAACTCCAGGAGGTGGGGCAGGAGGTAAATTTGTGGGTATCCTTCCTCCTAATACTGGAGTGATTCCTAAAGTTGGCACTCCTGGACCTTCGGGAGGAGGAGTCCCAGGAGGTGGGGCTCCAGGAGTAAAAACCCCTGGTCCTACTGGAGGAGGAACTCCAGGAGGTGGGGCAGGAGGTAAATTTGTGGGTATCCTTCCTCCTAATACTGGAGTGATTCCTAAAGTTGGCACTCCTGGATCGTCAGGAGGAGGAGGAGGAGGAACTCCCCCTGGGCTTGGCACATACCCATTCCAGCCCATTTCAACACCAAGCGAAAATGGGGCTGGAGGTTCTCTACCTGCTCAAGGGGCTCCTTTAACAGAAGGATTAGGTATGATGCCTGTAACTGCTCCTCTAATAGAAGAGACTCGTCAAGGCACTACGGTATTAAATTTAAATAATCCCCAAATGAATACCTTTGTAGCAAAGAATTATCCCACAGGATTATTGGATCCTGCTACAGCTATTATGTCCAAAAATCCAACTACAGGTCCTATAGTAGATAATGATATTTTACGAACAGATATTTTTAAAAGGAATATAAATAAAAGTATTTTTTATATTCATAAACACAATAATACATTTGAAGACTGGAGACCGGGAGCCTTGTCTGATCTTACTACACAAAATATTATTTTAAATCTACAACCTTCTTTCTTAAAGACTCTGAGAAGTATAACTAGGATTGATGGTCTTCCATTATCTGATAGGGAAATAGCATTTATTGTTAAGAGCAGAGTAGTTAATGGAACTATAGATAATTTACGGGCTGATCAGTTTACTCTCTTGGGACAACAGAAATCTAATATAACGCCTATCATTCGCAACTCCAATCCTGTGATTAATACTATAGCCGCCTTAAATCTTATAGATTTACATAAAATTCCTCTAGATCCCAACTCTCTTCCTTCTAACAGTAAGCAGAAAGATATAGCTAAAAATTGGAAAACTCTAGCCACCGATACGGGAAAATATATCCCTTGTGTAATAAATGGGGAAGCTAAGAAATTTTATATTGGGGATGATGATGTTGTGGTTCAGCGAGCTAATCTTACACTTAATGACGGAGATTTTGTTATTGTTAATGGGAAACGTTTGTATGCTAAATCTCAAGTAGGCCACAGTTATACTTTGCCTGTACCATACCAACAGCAGATATTAAATTTACTAGGAGGAACAGGAGAAAAAACTTTAACTGTATCCTCAACAGATGCCACGGATTTGGAGTATAATTACAGTTTAAATTTAAGTGGTGAGGCACCTTTACCAGACTTTATGTTTTTCAAAATAGTTCTATCATCTATTTATACTACACAATCTCCCGCGTCTCCATTTTTAAAATCTACTACGGCTGCTTATGAGTTGATAGACTATACTACAGCCGCAGGTTTAGCAGCGGTACAAGATTGGATTAAATATAAAATGAATTATGGGGTCCAATTTATTGATTACGATGATCCATTTGCTTATTATGCATCTTCTACGGGGACTTTTTCTGTGACGCGAGAAGATTTTTTACCTGCTACTAATAAGACCAACCCCGATCATCCTAATTTAGTAAGAAATATTCCTTGGTCTTATATCTTATTTCCTTCTAACAGAGACGAGTATTTGGTACAGGGAAATAAATCTGTTCTTACTTCATTAGATTCAACAGGAAAAGCTATTCGTACTTTAACAGCTTCTCCTACTCTAAACAAAGAGTTTACCGAAGATAGAAGAACTCAGTGGATAGAGTATAAGAATGCATATAATGAGGGCACTACTAATGTATTTCAAAATTCTGAAGATCTTAATGCTAGGGTAGCTGTTTTTAATCCCGACTTGCCAATATTTAAAACAGGTTATAGGGTAGGAAATAAGGTAGGGAGTGCCGTAACACAAAAGCCCTCTAGAACTAAAACTACATTGAGGCTAGTTAATGAGATAATTAAAGAGTTAAATGCAAATTATGTTATTAAAAAACAGGGAGGGGGAGTTTCTCTTTTAGAATGGGATGTTATTTCTAGGTTAAGTGCTATGGAATTCAATAAATTTGTGGCATTAGAGAATGTAAATCTCTTGTGGCCCAAACTTAGGGATGGTCTCGTAGAAAATATTACAATATATCCTTCTACTAAAATGTCGGGAGGTGTGGATACGCATACTCAACTCGATAGACGAAGATCCACGGGCGTATTTCCTGATAAGTTTGCTCCTGTTATGTCGTTGATTGATGATGTAGGTGTGTATGTCTTGCCACCCGCTACTACTCGTCCTAATTCATCTGCATTTGGGGTTCCTTCTACTAAAGCTAGTTCTTCCTCTAGAACTAGGTAGGATCTACAAAAAATAAAATAAAAACAGTTTATTCGGTAAGCTTTGCTAAATACAGGTAGAGATAAGATATCTCCAAAAGAATAAAGGATTTATGATATGCAAAATTTTAAATTGAACGACGAATTTCGTGATAAGCTTCTCGAATCAGCAGCTTGGGGTAAGTGTGGAATTACCCTCTCCGAGAGTAAAGCACAGGAAGCTGAAGAGATTCAGAAGCCACTAGAGGAAGACGATGATGAAGAGAATGGTGACTCCAAAGCATTCGGAGGCAAAAAGGGTGACAAGTCCAAAAAGAAAAAGAAGAAGAAGAAGGACGATGATGAGGATGACAATGGCGATGACGATGATGACCTTGAAGAGGCTGTTCATGTTTGTCCCCTTTGTATTTCTCAGCTTGAGGAGGCTATTGATGAAGAGCGTCTCGTTGAGCATATGGATGTAATTCTTGGTCTTATTGAACGTCTCTCTGCTCTAAACGAAGATGAAGAGGAAGTGGATCAAGTAATTGATTCGGCCCTTAAAGATCTTCTTATGAGTGGCTTAGAACAAGAGTAACGTTAGGTCTCTATTATTATGAATAGTATAGGAGATTTCGCAGAAAAACTAATTCAAGGAGAGGTAGAGGATGTTCAACAAGGGAAAGCCCTTCCTCCTTCTAGAGATAGAAACGCACCTCAGGCTGCCCCTGCTGGGAGAGATATTAGAGGCACTCAAATTCCCAATACAATGATGGAGGAAATTTTAGGTGAGGCATTCCATCCTCAAACCTCTCCCCCTGCTGAAGCTATTCCTGAAATAGTGTGGACAGATCCCGAGGAGAAGGAAGAAATTAAAGAACCTTCTTTAATTGCAGAAGAAAAGGTAGATGAATTGTTAGGTCTTCTGAGAGAAGTAAAAGAACTTTTATCTGAAATGACTATGGCAACAACTACTACAGGACAAATTGGTATGAATTTAGCTGGGCCTAGTGGGGAAGTAAAAATACCATCTGCAAGAGGTTATAGATCTTCTACTAAGGCTACTCTTCCTAGTAATTTTAAAAATTCTAGAGATGTATTTAAACAGGCAATGGCTAGAAGGTCTCGAAAGTAAATGAATATACTGGCAGCAATAGATGTACTTAATGAAGCTAAAAGAGGAAGTATTAAGGGACGCGAAAAATATACATCTAGAGAAGGGGCCAAAAAAACTATAACTCAATCGAGAAAAGGAAGAGTAAAAACATATAAAAGTATTAAGGACGCTCTCAGCCAAACTTACTATGGGCAAATTTGGTCTACAAAGTCTGCTGGAAGATTGTATGTTACTTCCAAAGGAAAGTGGGGTAAGAAGAGTGGAAAAGGAAAGATCGCTAAGGGGTTTACAAAAGGAAGTTCAACGCCTTCATCAGATTTTGCTAGTGTTACAAAGCATGCAGCACGCACTATGTTGAGACACGGAACTGCGTCTGATAAGTTAGCAAAAAAATATGGAAGTAGAACTATAAGAAAAGAAAGAGGGATTGGCGGCAAAGATGGTCGCTTAGATAAAGGAGAAAAGAAGAAATAACATGCAATTATTACAAGACGTATTTATTATAGAAAATCTTCAAGTTATTGAAGAGGGCAGTAAAAATGGAGTGATGAAAATTCGGGGTACATTTCAGAGAGCTATGGAAGCTAATAATAATGGAAGAATTTATCCTACCGCAGTTCTAGAAGGACAAATCAGTAAGCTGCAACCTCTAATAACTGAGAGACGCTTATGTGGGGAGCTTGATCACCCCCAAAATGAGACTGTAAAACTTTCTAATGCTTCTCATCTAGTTACTAAGTTAGAAATGAAAGGTAATGAAGTTATTGGAGAAGCTGAGGTTCTTAAGACTCCTGCTGGGCTTACCGCTCAAGCCTTAATTAATGGTGGAGTAAAGATTGGCATCTCTTCAAGGGGTATGGGAACACTATCCGAAGATCATACAGGAAATAAAGTTGTTAATGAAGACTTTAAATTAGTAACCTTCGATCTAGTTGCTGATCCTTCAACTAGAGGAGCTTATCCTGGCATTGCTGAGTCTACTCAATCTAAATTTGCTAGAGAGACTCAGAGTAAGTTACAGAAAGAAAGTAACTTTGTTACCATGCTTGAGTCCAAAATGCGTGAAGCTTATAAGCCTTGGATTGAAGAAGATGCAAAACGAGGTTATTCTGGAATAAAAGGTGGCACTAAGGCTGCTAAAAAGAGAGCGAAAAAACTTGCATGTGAAGAGAAGAATGAAACTTTCGAACTAGTAAAGGCTGATGGTCATTGGCATAGAATTGCTGAGGTAGTTAGAGGTAGAGCACAAAAAAATGCCTAATGATCCTTATGTATCTCTAGGTCGGTATTTTATACGTAAAAAAAATATCTCAGAAGGAGTAGCTGGTACTCTGCAAGGAGGAATAACTGGGGGTGCTGCCAATAGAAGGTTAGCACAACAGTTACTACATAAGAGTGAGGCTGATCGTATCAGCAAAAATGTAGAGCGTGCGATGAAGAGGCAAGAAGCTAATGCTAAGGCACGACAGAAAGAGATAGACACAAAGGCAGCAGCAGCACAAAAAGATAGGGAAGAACGAGAAACTGCTGAAGAAGAGCCAGTTACTCCATCTCCTCTAGGGAAGCTGAGTCCAGAAGCAATTGCTGCGGAAAAAGCCGAGAGAGCAGGGAAGGCTGCTGAAGCGCGAAGGGCACTTCACGGTAGATTAGCTGCTGCTAAAGGTGAGCAGAAATTAAGCAGACAAAGTTTGAGAACTACTCTTAGACGTAGAAGTAGTACAGGAAGATCAGGGGTTGTAGGACCAACTGGTAAATTACCTGAGTGGACTGAGTACCGACTAATCGGCAGGCTGATTGCTGAGTCTATGGGCTATAGAGTTGATGAAGTTGCTATTGGGGCGCTGGCGGCGGGAGCAGCTAGGGTGGCAGCGAGTGTGGGATCCAGGGTTCTTAGTGCTGTTGGGCGTGCAGGGACGAAGGCAGCACAGACTGTTGGGCGTGCAGGGACAAAGGCAGCACAGACTGGTGGGCGTAGCTCATCCAAAGCGAAGACTGGCTCTACGGTACGACAGAATGTTCAAGCAGCCCAAGACTATATGGAGAAAAGAAAACAGAAAAAAGAAGAGGAAGAGGAAGCGAAAAAAATGGAACAATTGAATCGGGAGCAAGAAGTAGGGACTCTTTAACCAACGCCTACATTTTTAAAAAAAAATTAAAATTATTTATTGAGCGTAGTAACTACTTATGCATAGGAGATTTATAACTAATGAGTAAATTAAAAAATATTGCAGAAATTTTGCCTGATGGGCTAGATGAATCTACTGTTGAAGAAATTTTCAAGATGGTAGATTCTACTATTAATGAGCAGGTAGAAGAAAAAGTATCACTCTTAGAAGCTAAAGTAAATGGTTACTTAAGAACTAAGATTGATCAATTAAAAGAACAAGCTCTTGCTGAATTATCCGAAGAGGATGAAGTATTTAGAAACGCTAGATTATTTGAATCAGTAAGAACTTTGATGTCACTAGAACTCTCTGAAAAAGATGAAGGAAATGCGTTAACTGAAATGACTGGTAATTATGGAGAACTTCAAGAAGAATTTGATGTCCTTGTTGATCAAGTGAATAAGCTTGTTGATGAGAATGAAAAACTTCAAGGAACTCTTAAAGTACTAGACAATAAAGTATCGCTGTCGGAATCTGAAGTTGAAGAGCTTCGGGGTGTTAACGGTCAACTTCAGGAAGAAGTTGAAAATTTAGAGGCTTCCAAGGACGAGGCATTTGTCTCATCTGAAAAAGCTATTGTTATCTCCAATGCAGATCGGGAGATTAACGAAGAAAGAACTGATGATAATCGGTTCTTAACAGATGAGGTCATGAAATTCATGCCTTTCTCCAACTCTTAATAGATAAAAAAAGGAATTATTTTATTATGGAAACAGGAATGTATATGCACGATGAAAAGCTGGTCCAAAAATGGGAGCCTGTACTTGAGGGAATCGAAAACGAATATACCCGTAGAGTAACTGCTCAACTTCTTGAGAACCAAGCTAAATCTATTGTAGAGGATAGGCTTTCTGAGGCGATTACCGCTGCTACCACCACAACTGGTCAGCTTGGTACTTTCCAAAAGTTTGCTTTCCCTCTTGTACGCCGAGTATACCCTGAACTTATTGCCAACAGCATTGTTGGTGTTCAGCCTATGCAAGGCCCAGTTAGCCAAGTATTTTATATTGGTAACGACAGAGCTTCTGGAGCTAATATCCAGACAGTTTACAGCAAGTTTAACCTTACATATCGGGGCCTAACAGCTTCTGCTATTGGTTCTCTTGCAACCTCTGCATCGAACGCTGTTGTCGAGGGCGACGGTACTTTCGTAACTGATACTGGTGTAGGTACGGGCATCGGTCTAGACGGTGACTATGCTTCTAGTGGCTTCGATGTTTCTAACGTCCTAGCTGGTTCGGGTGCTCAGATCTTTGGTGCTGGTGCTGGATCGGGTACTATGGGTGGCCGAATTGCTGCATGGCCCAATACTTCTTCTGTAATGGGCTTCCAGCTTTCGGCTGGTGAGCGTCTTGCTGGAACTGGTATTCCAGAGATGACCTTCCACATTGAGCAACAGGCTATCGTAGCTAACACTCGTAAGATGCGGGCTCTATGGACTCTTGAGGCTTCACAAGACCTTAAAGCGTACCATAACCTAGATCTAGAGCGTGAGCTTACTGATCTCCTTTCAAAAGAACTTCAACTTGAGATCGACCGCGAAATCATTGAAGACGTTCGGATGATTGCTTATGGTCTTCACAATACTGATCTTGGTGGAGTTAATCTGAATACAAACCAGGATCGTTACATTAGTATGGGTGATGCATCGCACTTCCCAGGTATTAGCAGGGCTGATGGTGACATTGAGGGTGCTGCTGGATCGAATGTATTCGTTCCCTCTCAGTTCACCTACGATTTTAACGGGGCTGAAGGAACAGGAACTTCTGTTTCCTTAGGGGCTCATATCCCTGAATCGAATGTGTTCATTTGTGATTTTAGTCAGACGGATCTTGGTATGTATCCTCGTCACGTTGGAGAAGTATACTCCAACCTGCTTGCGGTAATCCTGAGTCGAATGTGTTCATTTGTGATTTTAGTCAGACGGATCTAGGTATGTATCCTCGTCACGTTGGAGAAATATACTCCAACCTGCTTGCGGTAATTAACCTTGCTTCGCAAGATATTTATCGCACGACCATGCGCGGTGCAGGTAGTTGGCTACTTACCTCTCCTCTGGTTTGTTCACTTCTAGAGAGTGCTTCTAAACTTGAAGGTGGCGTAGAGCGGCGAGATGGTCCTACCAATATTGGTAGGAATAGTATTGAGTACAAGGGTAAGTTTATGGGTCGTTACGATCTATATGTTGATCCTATGTACCCACAGGACGAGATTATGGTTGGCTACAAGGGAGCTAATGCTATGGATTCAGGCTTTGTCTATGCTCCATACATTCCTCTCCAGCAGTTACCAACTATCGTTGATCCTGAGACCTTCCAGCCTAGGAAGGGTATCTTGACTCGTTACGGTAAAGCTACTATCGAGCCATACAACAGGTACTATCGGATTGTTAGAATTGTTGGTCCTACGGCTAACTATCTCTACCAGCCATTCGCTAGGAATACTTCAATTAACAGTGTTGGCGTACCTCGCTAATCTGAAGTAGAGCAATAATACAAGAGAGCTAGGGGAAAATAAAATCCCCTGGCTCTCTTTTTCTTTCCTATATACATTAGAGGGTTTTATGTATAAATACAGAAGTAAATGTAGATGGAATATGCTACTTTATGTTAATGATGATATTGTTGAGATTAGACCAGGAGAATTTTTTGAAGCATCCCACCCCGTTGAATCTCGACATCTTGAGCTTATAAAAGAAAAAAAACAGACGATAGTATTACAAAAAAAAGGCCGATCAAAGAAAAAGTCTTTCACTGAGTCATTAGAAGCAAAGAAAATAAATGGCACGACTAGCAGCAGCACCCAGGGTTGATCCTAAGTTATTAGGATATGGAGATACCTTTGGAGCCTATGGAGGTAGGTTATTAGGGGACACAGATATTTATTCTACAGCTATAGATGCTAGTAAACTAAATATAACTACTCTAGGAGAGCCTGTAGAATTTTCAAAATTTGAAGAAACTATTAGAGATTTTATTTTGGCTAGGCTGGGGCATCCAGTAGTTAGAGTAGAGCTTACAGACTATCAACTGAAGACAGCGATAGATGAAGCTGTTACTAATCTAGATTATCATGCTCCTTTCTGGACTACTCAGGTGGCTTCCTTTGAATGTTCAGGGGGAGTGAACGCTTATATTCTTCCAATGCACATAGCCTATAATTTAAGCTATGTTGTATATAAGAAGAGTCTCCTAAGTATCCAAAACATGGCAGGTTCATTAGAGTTTGATTTCTTTATTAAATATTTTCAGGATAATTTCCTCTTTAGTAACTTTAGTGTTTCTGATTTTTATCTAATGCAAACTCACTTAGAGATGATTAGAAAAGTTCTTAGCCAAGAAGGAGCTTGGGATATTATAAATGGTAATGTTCTACAATTATATCCCACCCCTATTATGAATACACAAACTGTTATCTTGGTTTATAGAGCCTTAGATGCAGCTACCCTTCATCCTTACTATAGAAATTGGATTCAACGATATGCTCTCGCAGTTTCTATGGGAATTTTAGGAGAAGTGCGTGGAAAATATCGGACACTTCCCTCGCCTGGAGGAGGAGCACAACTGAATGGACAAGCTTTGATTCAACAAAGTATACAAGAAAAAGAGAAGTTAAAAGAAGAACTTCTTCATGAGATTGAAGAGCCACCCGCCTTCACAACTTATTAGGAAAATATTATGAATATAAAAATGAATAGATATGTACAAGCTTTAATGGAAAGCACCTCGCCGCAGCGTTACACGCCGCAAAAAGTAAAAATGAGGACCAAAGCCCAAGGGCCACACCCGAGCCCAGGGGGAAGAGTGACAACCACGGGAGGAAACGGAAACGGAAACGGGAACGGGAACGGGAACGGAGGTCAGAGGGGCCAAACCACAACAGGGGCAGAGGCTGCAAAACAAGAGGTAGCACGCCTTAAGAATCCATTACCCGTGAAAAGACCACCAGGAGAGGAACAACAAAAGCCAGCACTAAGAGCTTGGACTGAGTACCAAAGAATAGGAAGAATTCTTTATGAAGTTGCTGAACGTGCTGGTCGAGAACTTTCTTCAGTTCATAAAAGATATGAGGGCATACCTGCTTCTAAGGTGGCAGCCACAAAACCTGGCCCTGGAGGAGTTGATCCGCAAGTTCAGGCAGATGTAGAAGATGAAGCGGCACGAACCAGGGCTAAAGTTCCTGGGTCGAACCCTGATGCTGGACACCTTCTTGCACAGAAGAAGGCGCGGGAGGCTGGACAGAGGCCCACAGGCAGAGGCAAGGGCACATCTAAAGAAGGAACAACTCCCAGAAGACCCTAAATAATTAAATGTCTAAAAAAAATTGGAAAGTAACAACTAAACTACCAGAGCTTCCTGACCTTGATGGTGAGGACAGCTTACTTAGTCTATTTGATCAGAATAATGCTGATATAAATCTTTTCAATTTAGTAGACGATGAACTGATTCGTCTAGCTGGTTCCAAGTTCTATCTATATAAGTATTTTCAAACTGATGATTATGATCCTGTCTACATGGAATCTAGAAATAAACCCGTAGCTAAGAATGCTATTGTGGTACATGGTCATTACGAGCCTATTGCTATGAGTGAGGAGTTAACTCAGTTTGGTATTCAATTAACCAATGATCAGTTATTCACATTTAATAAGAGTTATATCGAGCGTAAGCTAGGGCGTGCGGTAATTCCTGGGGATATAGTTAAGCCTGCTTTCCAGGACCAATCCTATGAGATCTTTGAGGTTGTAGAGGATAGTTTTGAGGCTTATGGGGTGTACCATCTAGCGTGCTCTGCAAGGCTCCTACGGGACGCACCAGACGTACAGGACACTCCTATCTTGGAGGCCTCTGATGAGCTAGGAGGCTACGCAGGAGGTGAGAGTGGCTTCTAGTGGTACAAGCATTGAATCTGCGATTAATATAGATCTATCTACTATTGAATCCTACCCTCCAAGTAAAAATGCTAGTTGGGATACTAGAGAAGGTGGGGTTAGAAAAAAATTGTACAAAATGACCCAGGCTGAGAGTAATATATCTTACGTATATAAAGAACTATTACGTGCAATGATTGTATCTTTTAATGATGTGGGATATATTAGTTCAGAAGAGAAGTTTATAAATATTAAATGTATGCATGCTAATGCTGAACGTGCCGTCGCCAAATTGAAACAAGAAAATAATATTATTCTTCCAGTTTTATCTATTTCGCAAACTACTTCTGATAATGATCAAACGAGAAGACGGTACGACAGCCTGTTGGTGCATGATAAAATATGGAGTGCCGAAAAGAATAGAGCATTTAGAATTTTAAGTTTTGCTCCAAGAGCAATTAATATTAGATACCAACTAAACATCTGGACGAAATATATGGCAGACATGGATCAGATTTTAGAACAAGTAAGAATAAAATTTAATCCTGAGATGGGAGTACCTACTAAATTTTCAACTGCTACTAAAGGATTTATTGAGAGTGAGGATGATGTAGGAAATGTATCAGCAGCGGATAAGGACGATAGAGTATTACAAAAGGCTATAAATATAGTAGTAAGAACTTATATTCCTACTCCTAAGTTCTTAGTAACAGCTACAGGTAAAATCGAAAAAGTCAACATGGAGATTACCTTATAATGCCTGGGCTAGAGCGTGCTGATATTGCCGCTACTTGTATAACCCATCTTCAGACGGGAAGTAATACTGTTTATATAAATGGAACAGGTGCATGTAGAACCTATAGTGGAGATCATGCAGGGGGAGGATTAATACAAGGACCTGGGGCTCAAAATATATTTATTGAAAATTATAATGCTTCTCTCCCTGGCGATATAATTTTACCTCATGCTCCGTGTCCCTTAGATCCTCTTCATTGTGCGGTAACAACTAATATAGTGGGGTCTATGAATGTTTTTGGGGCAACTGGATTTGCTGATGGTACAGTCCCAGATGAAACAGGAATTGTAGCATCTAATCTTGCTATAACTGTTTTTACAATTACTCCTCCCACAGCGATAGCTAATTCTCCTCCATTAGATGTTGATCTAATGCCTACTGTTTATATTGCTCCATCCCCAGGGGTATTGTTTAATTATACTGTAGTAAACTACGGTCCAGGAGATGCGGGTCCATTTACTGTAGGCTTCTATAGGACTCCTACACAAAATGATAATCCCGATGATATTTATCTTAACCCTGCTGGGCCTTTCAACCTGGAGACCGAAGCGGCAGCATTGCTGGGGGCTACTCTGTTAAATGGCGAAGTTGTGGATGGTTTAGCAGCGGGAGAGAGCCATCAAGGTGTGTTTACCTTAAACACAGATATATACTGGAATAATTTAGCTACTACTTTCCCCTCTTATTATGGGGTGTACCCAGATATACACCAGGAGGTAGGTGAACCTAATGAAGCAAATTGGTTCCCTTCTATGTCATTTACAGTTACCTAAAAAAAGTTATCAAAAAAAGTAATTTACTATAGTAAATAAGAATAGGAGACAAAATTATGAAAACCGTTAAAAATGATAGCCTACAGACCTTCACTGTATTTTTTAGTACAGAAAAAGGATGTAAAGAAGTTTGGATGAAGCCAGGGGAGTCTCTTGTTGTCCCTGATCATTATATTAGTGAGCAAATTAAAACGCTTCATCGTAGACGAATTTTTAATATTTCAAACTCTTAGGAGATAACAAATGGTTAATTACGTAAGCCCAGGTGTCTATACTGTTGAGAAGGATATTTCTGAATACACCCCTTCTATTAATACTTCTATTGTAGGGGTTGTAGGTTTTGCTGGAAAAGGTCCTACAAATAAAGCAACTTTAATTACAAGCCAGAATAGTTTAATTAGGAATTTTGGTGAGCCTAGTGAGGGTCTTCCTGGGCAGGCTTTAGAAGGATCCTTAGAGATTCTAGAGCAGACAAGTAATTTATACTTTATCCGAGCAGTGGGTACAGGAGCTACAGACGCATCAGCATTAATGTCGTTTGGTTCATGCCCTGCGGTTCTAGTTTCTGGAGGTCCTAACTCTAGGACATCAACTGCTACATCAGGCTTTGGAATTGATGTGGCGCTTTATCTAAAGATTCAAGTATTTGATAATAATGGGGTGGCACAATATAATACTCCAAGAGAATTCTCTATTCCAACAGGTACAGCCACTTCAGGACAGGCTCAGGCTATTGCAGCAGTTGTAGGAGGATCCCTACAGGCAGATAAGGTCGGGTGTTTTGATAATGGAACGGGTTATACCACATTAGGTTTATCGGGTGCTTTAGTGGGGGCTTATGCTGGGTCGGGAGCTTCCATAGGAGTATCTGCTTATAATAATGCTTCCTTTACGGATGATGGAAGTACAGATGGACTTTCAGCTTTAATTCCTGTAAGTGCTCCTGTGGTTACTGATTATGGAGCTTCATCGGGAGGTCAGGATGGAGCTACAGATACTGGTGCTTCAGCGGTTAGGGCATATGGATCCACCTTCCTTAATACAGGAACGAGTTCTTGTAATTACAGTGTAATATCTCTTTACGAAGGGGCAGGTTATAATCAAGGACTTAGGACAGATGGAACTACTAGTGGAAATGGGGTAGGAATAGAAGATTTCGGTAGTGATCTTTTCTTAGTTAAAATTAATCAAGATGGTGTGACTGAAGAACAATTCCAAGTAAGTCTTCAAGCATCAGGAAGTTTCCTTGAGGATATTATTAATACTGGTGAGACCAACCTTACCTCTGATATAATTAAAGGTAATATTACTTACGAAAATACAGACGTTGCAGTTACGGCTAATGCAAACTATGGAGATACTATATCTAACCTAATATTTGGGAATGATACTGCGGCATTTGATGTGCAAAGTCAATGGTTAGATCCTGTTAAAAATCCTAATGGAGCAGGCACTGCTGTTTCAAATTATGTGCAGGGGAACCTGGATGGCGAAGGCGGGGGAGGTAGATGGATTAAGCTCGTTAATGATACAGGGCAAGCAATGACAGGAGGCAGTAATGGTGCAGAAAATACTGCTGCTCTTATTGGAAACGCTTCTGTAGATCCTAAGACTGGGATGCAAGCTTTGGATGATGAGACTATCAATGTAGGAATTGCATTAGTTCCTGGGATTTATACTCAAGCCGTTCAAAATAATCTTATCACCTTAGCGGAAACTACTCAAGACTTTATCGCTCTGGTAGCACCTCCATATGGAATTGGAACAGCACAGGATGCTATTGATTGGACTAATGGAAGATCTTCTAGTACGGCTGGTTCAAGAACTGCTGCACTAAATAGTTCATATGCTGCTGTTTACTTCCCACACTTAAAAGTATTCAGTGTCTTTGACGGGAAAGATAGATGGTTTGATCCTACTATTTTTGCTGCTAGACAAATGGCATATACTGATGCTGTGGCTGATAGTTGGATTGCTCCCGCAGGATTCCAGCGAGGTAGACTAACCAAGCCTACAGATACAGAATTAAAACTAAGCCAAGGGGATAGAGATGCACTGTACAGTGGTGGTAATGTTGTTAATCCAATCGTTGCTTTCCCACAACAAGGAATTACTATCTTCGGGCAAAGGACTGCTCAAAGATCGCCTACGGCTCTTGATAGAATCAATGTTCGTAGATTGATGATCTATATTAGAAAGATAATTATGGCTTCCACAAGGAGATTTGTATTTGAACCTAATGATTCCTTTACTTGGTCACAAATTGAAGCTCTTCTTAATCCTTTCTTGGATGATATCCGTAAGAGGCGTGGGATAACAGAATTCCGTGTTGTTTGCGATGAGACAGTAAATACACCAGTGAGGGTAGATCGAAACGAGCTTTGGTGTAAAGTTCTTGTGAAGCCCACAAAATCCGCAGAGATTCTTATTTTCGAAATTAATGTAACGAATCAATCTGCACAGTTAGGAAATTTATAGGAGTTTAAATTATGTCACACGGTACACCCAATTCATATTATAAGAGCGAGTTTGATCGTACTTTCGATCATGGTGCTGGATTACCCTGGATCTCAACAGAACTTGATTCAGTAAGAGCTTACCAGTTTGAGGTTCATTTTCAAGTTTCTCCAGGTGTAAACAATGACTCACCTAAATCATTTACGTTAGCTGCTAAAAAGGTAACAGGGTTGGAGATGGCGTTAGAAGCTATCCCTGTTAACAGAGTAAATGATAAAGTTTTCTATCCTGGTAGACCTACTCCTGGGGATATGGTGGTAACTTTTGATAATACTTATTTAAGACGGACAGGTACAGAGCTTTGGCAATACTTTAGCGATATCTACGATCCTCTTACTGGGGAAATGACAAGGCATGTAAACGCTAGTGAGCCTGGAGCTTCTTTTAAAATGAATTTAGTTGAAGTAATTCAATTAGATAATCAAATGACTCCACATGCTTCTGTAGATTTGTTTGGAGTTTGGCCTACCAAATGGTCCGCTGGAGAATTTAATTATTCTACTAATGATTTCCACACAATAGATGTTACTTTTAAGTATGATTTTATGCAACAAAGAAATTATACAGTTTAACTTGAACACGATAGCGTAACCTTGAATAGGCTCAGTCTATATAATTTTAGACTGAGCCTTCTCTACATTTTCTATTATAATATATGGATTATTTTACAGAATTATTAGCGAGTTATAAAAAGCTTAAAAAGAGATCTTTTAAGCTTAGATATATTAGTGAAGCAGAGAATCAAGAATCAGAGCAGCAAAATGTGCAAGATGCAATGCAAGGAGAGACGGTCGCTTTGGATTGGCTTAAAACAAATTATGCACAATTTCAACAAGCTACGTTCGAAACTCCTTGGGCTGGAGAAACGAAACCAGGGACAACAATGAAAGTTTGGCTTGCTGCCGCAGCACTGCCGCGACATGACGCTGAAACAGGGGAGAGAGTGGGTCAACAGGCATCAGAGATACAGCAGAATGTTGTTAAAGCTAGTTCAGGAAAAGAATTTGGAGAGGTAGCCATAGGAGATGGTCAAAGTTTAGAGTTGTCTCCTCAGCTAAAAGCTAGTCCAAAAAATTATATGAATTTTTTAAAAAAATTCATAGGAGAAGATGGAACCGAAGAGACCGACTCTGCTGCGGCTGTAGATGCTGGTGAGGCCGCGAAGGGAGAATTAGGTTTTTTATTTAAGACTTTAGGGTTTATAAACGCTCCAAAATTAACTACTCTCTTAAGAAAATCATTCGAAGCTTTAGGAGTTATTTGTAAAAAGAATTTAAGTGAAGCTTTTAAAAAACTTTGTGCTAAAAAAGGGGCGCATGGGAATGAAGATAGCCCCCAAAGAGGAATGATTGGGGGCAGTGAGTATAGAGGGTTAGAATCTCAACTATCCAAAGCTATTATCTTGAGGATGACGTATGAGGAGGAGGAGGGCAGCGTCCTCGGATGGGGCCAGCGTCCTGCGGGGCTTGAACAAGTTCCTGCCACTGAGGCTGATCCAAAATTAATAGAAGGAGCCCTACAAGCTCATGCTGAAGTTTTAGAGGCGTTAGAATATGAAAGTCCAAATTGTGATTATATTAATGACAGAATTGGATTAGGAAAAGGTGGGAGAGTAATTTTATTCCAGCAAGGCACAGCAAAAACAAAGGGGATCGCAATAACAACAACCCAACTTCAAAAAGCTATGCTCGCGGGTATTAAGGCTAAGGGCTGTGAGGTAGAAAAAAGTGAGTACGCTGGTGGGAATTCTGGGGTGGCTGCTAACGCTCAAGGGCGTTTTAATGAGATTACTCTTGGAGCAGCAGTGGATATAGCTGCGGCTTTAGTTAGTAACAATAAGGATGCATTTAGGGAGGCTTTAGAAGCTTTTCTAAAAGAGGCCAACCAATATCTTAGTGAGCTATCTCAATTAGCTTCTGAATACCCTATTGAAGTAGGAGAAGAAGAGAATTTAGGAGAAGTAGCTAAAAATATTCTTAAAGAGTTAGATGGTAGGTCTGTGGAGGTTGAATCTCTAGCAGTCATGGAGAAAATTGAGGAGCAATTAAACATATTTAGCGATAAAAAAGAATTAATAACATATATGAAAAATTTATTATCTAAAAATATGAAGATGCTAGAAAATATTCGTAGTGATGGAATTATTCCATTAGGTACATCACAAAAAGTAGGACTGAAAGTGGATAGTGCATTTGGGTTTACGGGGGATCCTGAAGATGCAAAAAAGAGGGCGATCCAAGCTGCTGATGCTTTAAATCTTAAGAAACGCGAGGAGAAGGAGGACGGGTCGGATGCCAGGGTAGAAGAAACTACTAGGGCAAAAATTCTAAGTAACCTAACGGGGAAGAATAGAGACAAGGCTGAGAAGAAATTAGATGCTATGGGGATAACAGATGATAAAGCTCCTATTTTTCTAGTTCGTACAGGCCAAAAATTTTCGAAGAGTAGTAGTACTAAACAAGGTCAATTATCTGTATTCCAAGCTTTAATTTCTTCTGCAAGAGAGATGTTTACTAAAGATAAACCTAATGATACTTTGGATGATGAAGGTAAACCAATTGTGGATGATGAAGGTAATCCAATCGCAGACTCAGGATCTAAACGCTACTATGGAGTATTAGATGAACGAAGTGGTTTAAGTAAGGCTGATCGTTCTGCTATGAAGAAGTGGACCGACAAGATTCAAAAAGATATAGATAAACTCGCTGCTATTAGTGAAGATACCCAGGTCTGGGATGCTAATGAGAAGGTTAACACTATTAGCGGTGAACGAGTAGCCCAGACAGTACGAGAAGAATTCCTAGACACCTGGGCTTTGAATAAGATTCCTGAAATATTTAAAAATGTACTTTTAAAATTTAAAGTAAATGGGGACGAAGAACTGGTAGACCTTAGTGATCGGGATAGTCGAGTTACCTTGGAGGAGACTTGTGTGCGTGCTCATATGTTAGAGAAAATAAAGGCAGATAAAGATGAACCAGGGTGCCGCGCATTTTTAGTTAACACTGCTACGCAGATAATCATGGATGAGGGGATAATGTCTCAAATGGTAATGAAACCTAGTGGTGAGTCATTTAGCTATGATCAAACTCTATTAGCAGAAAAACTAGGGCAGGCTCATCAAGACGGTAACTTAACAGTTGAAGTGAGTGGCGCAGTCACTTATATTAAATTTCCTATAAATGGAGAAAAGATTACTTTTAGGATGGCTTTAGAGAGACAGACAGATTCTCCTAGTTTTATAGGTTATGTTAGCAATCGTGATCTTAAGAAGATGACTGCACACATGAAAGCAGGAGAAGAAAATTCTAGTGTAGTCTATGAATTCTTAAGAGGACAACAGGCTTTGTTAGAGAAGCTCCTTACTCCATCCACAGCGAGTCATAACTCTCAAGTATAGATTCAAATAGATAGATATTATATTTAATAATAAATCCATCCTTCTTTTTAGATATTTGAATAGATTTATATTGATCTCCAAACTGTACATGGTCTGGTATAATGGCTAGTGTAGGCTGTCTATCTTGTTTAAATATAACCATAGGAATCTTGTAACATTTTCTCGAATCTTTTTCACATTGGTTTATAAATCCCCAGATGTCGCTACTATAATTATATAAACTATATAAGTTTTGGTTATTGTATCCTTTTTTACATTCAATACAATATTTAAATTTTTCTGGAGTAATTATATCTCCATAAATTTTTAAGTGTTCAGGTAATGAATGGGTTGTAGCAAAAGCTCCTGATCCTGGACTCCGACAAAATTCAGAGGTGTTGAACCTCTTATTAAACATTTTACATATCTGGCGCTCAAAGGTGCTGCCCTTGGTCCTACTGTTGATCTTCTTTTTTTCTTTTAGATTAGAAATATCGTAATTGTCTTCCATAAATTTGACCTCGCTCTATAATAGTAAAATGGAGAGTCCTCTTACAAATATAAAACTAGACATTGGTAGTTGGAAAATTAAAGTTAGAGAAAGAAGGAACAATCGTATGCGTATACAAGTTAATTTAAGTAAAGATGAAGCACTAGCTTATAAGAATTTTGCCGACCTGGTGAGACCTGAGGATGTAGCAGACTCAGATTTTATGAAGACCGTATTTCTAACGGGTATTGAAGCCATGAATAAAGAACTAGCAGAGCTAGTTAAAAAATATGCCTTAGAAAACAAGGAGGGTTTAGCTTCCTCAGGCATTACGGTCCTAGAGGATGCGGATGGTAAGGTCCAACTAGCTGACACAAGAGTTTTAGAACATGATTTATCAGGGGAAGGTAAAATAAAAGATAATGTTCTACATGATGATGCCATTAGAAAATATACAGAAAAAGATTAAAAATGTTTAAATTAGATTTTCTTACGAAAGAAAACGACCTAAACAAAGTAATCAAAAGGTTTAAGAGAGATTCTTACCCCGTAAGTGTCCTGTTTACATCCCTTTGGGATGAGTACTGTACCAGCCTTGTAAGTAAACTAGAGGAAAAATATAAGGACAGTAAAAAAGGTGAGACACTATATATCGTTGATAGTTTTCGGATGCCACACAGCTTTGTTATCTTTAAGACAACAAAAATACCTCATCTTATTCAATTGAGGTTGGACAAAACGCTGTCCCAGGACTATCTGCCTCATATTTTGAAAACTTTAAAACTTAGTTAAATTTATCTTTCTGCGTTTCTATATACGAATCAATCTTATTTTTATATTTTTTTTCCTTAGTGTATATAAGCTTTAAATTATTTACTATTATCGTAGTAAAATAATTGAACGCAGTACCTTTTCTAGGTTTAAAGTTTTTGATTGTCTTTAATACTAATGCGAAGCAATCTTGTTTAGCATCATCAGGATCTACCTTAAATTTAAATGATTCAATAATATTTGTTATCAGCAGATCAAATAAAGAAACAAGCTCTTCTTCGTGAGCTTTTGGATCCTGCTGGTATAACAAGATGAGCTTTTCAAATTCTTCGTTATTAATATAATAATTTTTCACAACATATAATAGTATGTTTGATTTAGAAACTTTGTATTCGGGTCATAAAGTAAGTTCGGACAACCC